TTACTTTTTCGAAATCTTAAATTCTTCTTTTCCTAAGCAGATGTTTTTATACCAAAATTCTATTAGATAGTCTCCTTCTGCCCAATGTCCACGTTCTTCATAACCAAATTCTTTCATGTCGAACTGGGTTATTACGCCTTTCTTTATATCATATATTCCTTCAAAAGAGCAATCAATAGGACTACTATCGTTTCTTTTAAGAATCATGGTGTCATAAACCCAACCATGTAGCAGAATTGGCACAAATACACTATTTCGATAAATCTTAGCTTTTATCTTATAACGTCCGTCCTTAAAGCCGACCACAGTTAAATGTGGTTTTATAAATGTTGCTTCATCATACCATATTACATTTGTACCTTTATCATAATCGTCTTTAATACTTATTTTAAGGACTTCAAAAGGCTTATAAAAAGCAACTTGTTCCTTAAAATGTTCTTCCTTATTGTAGATGTAATAACAACTAAGGACTCCTATGATAATAAATAATAGGATAGAAAGAATATACTTTACATGTGTCTTAACAGGACATTTATGTATTTCTTTTGTTATTATTTGAGGCTTAATTGGCTTACGGATAGGAACATTGAACTTCAAAGCGTGTAATTCATGCTCCAAATTCTTTATTTTCGTTTCTTGGTTTTCTATCACATTTTCGAATTTGAGCCTTTCTCTCATTAAAGAACTTTCAAAAATGCGAAATTCTTTTTTTAATCTATCATTTTCATTCTGTAGTCTTTGATATTCTATATATATGTTGTGCTCTGAATATATTGCATAACCACAATATCTACAGAAGTTAGCCTCTACTGGATTTTCCGTATTACATTTTGGACATATTTGAGTTGTTTTGCTCATTTATTTCAATATATTGCCATAAATATCATAATAACTCCCATGCAAATCCTTTGTTACCTCAATGACTCCATTCTGTATAGAGGCGATTCCATCGAATCCTATGGGAATGATAATTTTTCTCAAAGGAATGCTGTATAAGCCAAACTTGTTTCCTTTTTCTATCAGTATATAAAAATCATCGAATTTAGAAATAGAATCGTAGGCGGGAGTCAGCAAAACGACCTTATTCCTATGATCAAATAGTCCCAACTTTTTGTCCTTTGCTATTCGTTTAAGCTTTTGTGCGAAAAACGATTCTTCTATATAATCAGCATTTTTTTGGAATTTAAAATATCTAATATAATGTTTAATTCCATTTATACATAATAAGCTAAGCAAGAAGGAAAATACGATTCCTCCGATTGAAACAACTCCAAAGGTATCACTACCAAACTCATCTATGAACTCACCTTTAAAATCGTTACAGATAAAATATAGGAAAACCAAAAGCAAGGGTAACAAAACAAATGCTCCTTTCTCTAAAGGACTAACGAAGTGAGTATGTATAATCGCTACTGGACGCAAGGTTATATCTGGAAACAAATTAGGAGTATATTCATCCTTGCTTGTTAATAACGGATGTTTACACATCCTGCAAAATTTTGCATTTGCAGGGTTTTCTGTTTGACAATTTGGGCATATTATAATATCACTCATTATATTCGCTTTAGTATTAGTTTCAAATTTTGGGCATAACCTTATTGTATAGACACTTTGGTAAGTGATTATATGTTGAGTTACTAAAGTTTCGCAAGTGAAAATTCACAAGCGTGATTTAACGTAATTTTGGAATAAAAAAGGCTCTGAAGTTTGTATAACTCACAGAAAATGAGTATCTTTATAATCGCTAAACAATAAAGATAAAACTTCAAAGCCGTGAGCAAAGATACAAAAATTATTTCAGATCTGCGAAGCTTTTTCGCAAAAAATGACGATAATCGTGCAATTAAGTGCATTATGGGTGTGATGGAACATATAAATATACGCTCCAGCCAGATTGGAGTAGAGAAGAAAGAGAACTGCAAGTTCACCACTTTGCAGGTACTCAACCTCCTCATGCTCTTCCCGTTCTTCGTAGTCAAGAATGCGAGTCGATACTCCAACTCGTCCTTGAGTAAATTGTTCAATTGTGATAAAGACATGTTCTATCGTTTTATGAATGATGGCAACGTCAAGTGGCGCAAGTTACTATATGCAATGAATCTTCAGCTGATAAAGAAGATATCAAGCAGCACAACTGTTCATCATGACAAGCCGGTTTGTTTGATTATTGATGATACTGATGCACCTAAGACTGGTATGACGACCGAACTCATAGGAAGAATCTGGTCTCATGTTCATCAAAAGAGCATCCTTGGTTATAAGTGTCTGACCATGATGTTGTCCGATGGCGTTAGCCAGCTCTTTCTCGATTTCTCTCTTCATGGTGAGGAGGGAAAGGACAAGCAAAAGGTTCAGGGACTTACTGCTAAGCAACGCAAAGCTCGCTATACCGAGGACCACGAAGGGCAAGCGGTAAAAGATCGTGTGGATGAATATCTGATGAAGAAGACAGACAAGGCCATAGATATGGTCAAGTATGCCATCAAGCGAGGTGTTCGCTTTGATTACTTGCTCGTAGATAGCTGGTTTACAAACACTAAGCTTGTGCGTTTCATTTCCAGCAGACATATCAAGTGTCACCTGTTGGGCATGATTAAACTGGGCAAAACCAACTATGCAACGAAGCATGGCAAGATGAATGCCAAGCAAATCATCAAGCACCTGCAAAAGGAGAAGGCATGCAAACACAACAAAATACTTCGCTGTACCTATTGTACAATGGACGTTAAGTTGGATGGTGTGCCAGTCCGTTTGTTCTTTTGCAAGCGAGGACGCAAGGGAAACTGGAATGGGTTGTTGACCACAGACCTTTCTCTTAGCTTCCTTGAAGCGTATCGTATTTATGCCAGACGATGGGCTACCGAAGTTGCATACAAGGATTGCAAGACCTTGCTGAACTTTGGTAAATGCCAGTCTGTACATTTTGCCGCTCAAATTGCTAGCTTCACTTTGACAATGATGCAGTATAACATCTTGTGTACAGTGAAGAGATTTGAAGCGTATGAAACCATCGGTGGTCTCTTTACAGAGGTTACCAATGACACTCTCGAGTTGTCCGTAACGGACAAGATATGGGCTATCATTTTGGACTTCGTTCTGGAAGCAGCAGAGCGTTACTCTATAGATGCTACAGAGTTGCTGGCAGATTTCATCGAAAGTAATCCTGTTGCCCATACGCTACGTAATATGTATATTTATAAACAAGCAAGTTGATATTTATTCACTTGCGAAACTTTAGTGAGTTAAGTCCTAGACCGAAGAGAAGGTGCTGTAACTGATGAACATACTTAATGTATGCAATTGGTTTACATACATTATTGTCAGTAAACGGATATACATCAAACTCATCACCGATACCTTTTTCTATGTAAATAGGAAAATATCCATATTCTTCAATATCTGGTTTTGTATATACCAAATTACGTATTCTTATTCCTCTGCTCATCGCTTCTTTCTTCCATCCATTCTTCTCCAGAATCTCTGGAGTAAGAGGTATTGGTAATATATCTCTGTCTGCAACAAAAGCAGTTTTTGTACTATTAGTTGAAATCAAAGCATAACATATCTTGTTATGAAGAAAGTTTTCTTCAAAATTAACAATAGTATAAGTATTAGTTGCAAACTTTACCAAATCTCCTGGAATATATTCTAACTTTTCCATACGCTTTACTTCATTAAACTAAGTTCTTTCTAGCCCAAGCTTCTGCCTTTGGCTTAGTCTTGAACTGTTTGTTTTTTACTTCATGCCAAACTCCATAAGGAGCGGTCTTATACTCGATGAGAAAAAGACCTTTCTCAATCTTGACGATTCTATATTCAAAATACATACGCTTACTTTTTATCAATATTAAACCAAAACTCGCCATTCTCATTCTTTTCAAGAAGACTCATTATCTTTGAGAACAACTTGACATTAAATGGGCAGTATGTTGTTACTTCATACTCACCTTTTGCAACCTTTCTCATTCTATAAGACTGGCTTTTGAACTCCTTCTTTTGCTTTCTGTTCTTCGGCTTCACTCTTATTGTTGACTTGACGTACATCACTTCGTCTTTATTAGATAAGCCTACGACAAGGATAGTATTTCCACACGTAGCCGTTATCTCTTTAGTTAATCCATTCATACGATTTACTCCTTTACTTCTTTAAAGATTACATTCTTGTGGTCTGAACGCTCTTTGATGCTACAAGGGTATTGCTGCCATACTTCACAAAACTTCTTACTATCAAAGAAGCAACCTTTACAAGATTCTTTATCAGTTTCGGTAACTTCAAGAGTTACTCTTTCTCCAACTTTAAACTCTTTCATACTAATCTCCTTTCTTTTTAGGAACATACTCATCAAGTTCCTCGTCAAACTCATAGCAGTCTGGGCAGTAGTGCTTATCGCCTATCTCTGCCCATTCGCTTTCCATTGCTTGCTCCTTGGCAGTACCTTCGTCCAACCAAGCCATAATGCCATTAAACTCATCAATGAAGGTCTTTCCGCATCTGTCACATACGATAGAGTACATTGTTACTTCCTTAATCATGATTGCCCCCTTCCTTTTGGAATAAATCATCAATATACAACCAACGAGTAATATTAGCACCCAAACTATAAGCCGCCCAATTTTTAAACAGAGCATCATTTCTCTTGAAAGAAAGATAAGTGTTAATACTTTCTGTTATTTTTGCTTCTGCAAGGACTTCTGCGGACTCTCTTGGCTCTTCACTAGCAGGATGCCACAAGTTCTTCAAGAACTCATTGATAGCCCACTTAGCACCTAGTCCAATAGCTTCTTTGATGTCCCCCTCATAGAACATTTCTTCCTTTTCATCATTGTTAAAGACTATCTCTTCGCCATTTAGCAGAAATCTATCTTCATAGATTTCTTCCTTGGCAGCTTCTATTTTCTTATCGTCTATCATAATTATCTTCCTTTCTTACTATTTTTATCCAATACCTCTTTAATCTCGAAATATTGAGCCTTTACAAAATTTTCCATCTCTAACTTGGTTATTCTACCAATAACTGAAATAGCCCCATCCCTTACAGATACTGAGAAATAATCAGTATTGATAAAACTAAGATTAATATCTATGCTTTCATCATTCATAATCTACCCTTTCTTTTTCTAAGTTCTAACATTCTCCTGGTTCTACGGCTTTCCTTACCACTAGGAGGATTACCAGCATACTTTAGTTGCGGAATGCAATCATAACCTCTATAGATATGAGCTTCATTAAGTGCATTGATTTCTTCGCTAGTCATTTTATCTTTAAGTGATACACCAGTTGGTGTTACAATTATCTTTGCATCGTCTCTAATCATCCCTCACCTCCTTTCCACTCATCAGTCGTTCCTAGTAGATGTGCTGTCTCTTCGTTGTAAGGAATGCAATAATTGTACATATCACCACATACCATAACATACCTTTCGTCATCTCTATGTATTTTGAAGAAAAAATTAGGAGTCCATTCGTCTGTTTTTGATTCTCTAACCAATACCTTTTCAAATACCTTGAACTCACACTTCTTTGGCAAATCAACAATCTGTTTCTTATCACTATCCCAAGCCTTGCCTTCCTTTTCTAGAGCTGAGAAGAACTGTTTTTTCTCTTCTTCTGTGGCAAGTCGAATTTTTACGATGTCCTCTTTGACTATTTTATATTTACCACTAATATCTAAATGATGTGCTAAAGTATCTAGTGAGGCGTAGTCACATAAGTCACCATTCTTTTTAGAGTAATTAAAGATTTCAATAAAATCTCGTTCTTCACATTTCACAAACAAAACATCTCCATCCTTGAACTCTGGCTGAGTCTTCTCAATCTCTAAGGATTCGAGATTGAGTTTACCATCCAATTTTTCCTCAATGGTTTTGATGTAAGTCTGAGCAGCATCCTCTGTTTCAATATTAAAGCTAGCAGTAGGATATACCCCTCCATCTTGATAATAAAGATTTTCATCTAGGCTTTCTAAATGATGTTTGCCAATAAATGATTGATAAGTATCACATTCAAACTTCTCAAAGATAACTTCAACTTTTCCACTATAACTTACCAGCACATCACCCTTCTTCCAAGCGAACTTGCGCCAATCACGCATTTCCTTTGATGGAAAAACGACACATTCTCCATCATCATACAAGTTGCCATTTTTATCAAAAGTACCTTCTCCACCATTCATAAAGCCAAACTTCGAACTATAGAAAGATACTTTGAAACTTTTATCGTCTGCCTCTATCAACTCACATTTACCACAAGCAGAAGAGTACAACTTGGTTCCTTGTGGCTTATCCTTCAAAATTTTTGCTATATTAATCTTTGCATCCATAATTAAATCGACTTTTGGTTTAAACAATATTGGTAGTGACTCATACTACAATCAGCGTATTTTGATATTTTTGGTAACTCCCCATTATAAGGAGTGACTTTCAATCCATCAATAAAATCGGCATTCTCGGTATACACTTCGGTATTATATTCATTCATATATACTTTCTGTGCTGATGTAGAATGGCTTTCAGCTCTCAACTTACCGAGTGACCGCCAAACTTGTTTACGATAGATAAACAATCCATGCAAAGGAATTGTCTTTACTTCTACTTTTGTTCCCATAACCTTAACCATTTAAAGATGATAATAACTATTTGATACCCTTGCGCCCAAATCGAAGCAGCCCACGGCATCCGGCTTTAAGAAGCGTTTCTCTAACTTCTCCAAAGCCACTTTATACTTCTGCTCCATGTGCTTGCAATGAAGTCTCTGAGCTAATTTAAGTTGCTCGACAACACCCTTGCGAGCAACTCTATATTGTTTATCGGACATCATAGCCTTATTCGTTCACATAGTTGATTACTTGCTCTTGACCTTGCTCATGCAAGTTATCGAAAGCGTCTTCTATAACTTTAGCTACTTGGTCGCCATTAAGGTTATCCAGTATTTCGCCAGCTACTTCAACCATCTTGTTTATTGGTAAGGAACTGAACTTATCTACTAAAAAGTTCTTCTGTTCGTTGATGGTCATATCATCGAACAAGTCCGATAAATCTACTTCAACTTTATATTCTGCCATAATTTGAAATCTTAAATGTAATTAGTTGTACCATACATCATTTGGCATAAGAGCCAATTTCCATCCATACTCTAGTTCATACCTTAGTATTTTAAGGTCGTTACTCATTACAGACGAAAGACCTACAAACTTATTTTCGTACTCCATAGCCAAGAATTTAGTTACCATACTTATAACGCAAATAGTTAGCTTCTGAGCCAAAATAAAGCTCTGTGTCGCTCATATTTGCCTCCATCAAGTCTTTCTCAACATCTTTATAAGAAGGCACGCAATCCTTAACTCTTTGGCAGAACAAAGGATATTTTGAAGAAACGTCTTCTCCGTCTTCATCATAGATATTAATCTTATCTACATTGTAATATGGATAAGAAGAAACATTTCCATTTGAATGAATAACCTTTCTACTCTTAACAGACACCACGATTTCGGCTGGTTTGTTAATAGCATCAAACTCGCAAGTAAAATCATCAAGCTGCGCCTCAAAAGCCGCATCTTCAATCTTTTCAGATAAGTTTTCAAAAAACTTTTTCATTTTCTTCTTACAGTTTTTATGGTGTGTCTCACCATTTTTTATTAGTAACCTTTATTTCTTAATTACGATGCAAAGATACAAAGAATATTTGAAATATGCAAATTGTTTAATGTATTTCTTTTATCATTTAACACTCTATAATAATATAAACAAATAATTTGCTGACGTTAACATAAAAATCCCCACCACTACATTATTATATATAGTGATGGGGCAAACACCAAAGGGTATTTTGCCTTTGGGCTATTTTTCTTCCTTATTTACGATTTCAACGAAATCGCCAATACCCAAACGAGCATTGTTGATGCAAGACGCAATCCAACCCATCAGGTAGGCAGAAGGCTCGCCGCCGTGTTCCAAGTCAGTATATTCCTCAATGGCATCGCAGACGTGAGAAGCTTCATGGCAGCAGTAGTTCATCGACATAACCTTCTGACACGGAAACGAGACAAGAACGCCACGCCTTCTGTCGCTCTTTCTGACAGCATCGGAATACGTAACGCCACCGTAATCAATATCGGGAGCCTCGCACTTGTCAAAACAGGAATCTATCAGCTCTTTCAAGTCTTTACCGATGTGTACCCAAAGCTTCAAAGGGTAGATTCCGTTTCCGTATTCGTAATATCCTTTTTTCTTCATACCTCATCGTTTTTATGTTTATCCCATCCACACCTCGAAAAAGCATACCAAGTATCGCAAATATCAAGAGCGAGAATGTTGCCTTGGTCAATACAAAAATCGCTATCAAAGCCTTCGATATGAACATACATCAATGCTATAGTATCATAAGGAACGCTACGACCTTCAAGACAAGGATTTTTAAAATTCTTAGTCTTGTATAAACTTGTAACAATTGGCACTTGAAGAACGTCTGAAATATTCTCAGTGCTAATCTCTATCGACTTCTTAAACTTCTTCATATTCTCAACTATTTAAATTTCTCAAAGTAGAACTCAATTTGTCTATCAAAGTGCTCTTCGATTAAACCATAAGCAAGCGACATCTTTACTTGGAAAGAAGCCTTACCATTAAGCAATCCTTTAGCCTGTCTAGTAATCTCTGAGCGAAATTGTTCCAAACTCATATCACGCTTACGAAGATTACAAGACCTGCAAGATGGCATATAGTTCTCCATGGAATCATCGCCATGGGATACGACAAACTTTCCCGCCTTGTCGCTCCACCGAGAGTAACACCCTCGATTCTTCGGAACAAGATGGTCAACCTGCATATCCTTATACTCTATACTCTTGCCGCAATAAGCACAATGACCATCGTATTTGCGATATATTTTAAGTCTATCTTCTTTTTTCATATTCTCAACTATTTATGTTTTAAAATAACGCGGACTGCGCTTGTTATGTGTAGAGTTTGTGTTGCTTGTAATGAGAGTTACATCCCTAGAAGAATTTTGCGGGCTGACATTCATCGATTAACTTGCGTGCTTCTTTAGCACACTCAGCCACGCATTTTTCGACTGCTTCTGTGATGTCTTGGATTTGCCCATCACGCATATTGTCGTATTTATCGCAAGTATCGGCTATTATTTTGTAGAGAACACGATTTTGCAAAGCCTCCATATAGTCTACATAATCCTTGCAAGTTCTGCGTCGAGGTGCTTGCACCCAATCAAGAAAGTCCTTCTTCCAGTCTTTCCATGTTTTGATTTTTATTACTATCATTGCTGTTTATATTTTTTATTTGTTGTTCTTGTGCCCTATATGATATTTGTTGCATATCCTACACCGATACACCGCCATACCTTGTGCCCGTAACTTCGAATTCTGATTCAGAAACTCCCAAGCATCATCCTCGCTTTCATAAGCGACCTTCGCCTTCCAAGATTGACCATTTCTAACCCAATGCTCAGGATCTGGATGTAAATGACAAGGAATATATTTATTTCTTTTCTTCATAACTTCTTCAGAAATTTAAGTTGAAACCCTTCTGCCTTTTTTATTCCTGGGTATAGTTCCGTTAGAACCTCCCACACTCTTGTCTTGTGACGATGCCACATAGTTACTGGATGCACACGCTCACCACTTGGTAATACATAGAAATCTGCCTTAATGGTATCAATATGCTCATAGTTTGCAGCTTTATATATAGTTCCCTTATTACCTATGGACGTATCGGCATAAGATATAAGGTACTTGATTTCCTTATGTGTTGCCCTAATATACTTGTGCAAGAGAGAAAGGCAAATCGTCTCGCTATACTTTGGCATATCATCAGACAACCACATTCTGTCAAATTCCCTCACTTGATGGTAATCCAACACTTCGCCCTTTTCAGTCTTGATGTGCGGTCGGATTCCATACCCTATTTGCATTGCACCCCTTATCTTATCCTTATACAATACCAAAAGATTCAAGCAACTATTCTTCGTTACCTTGTGTGAAAAGTGATGAGGAACTATAATCGCATCAGCTTGCGCCTTATCGCACTCCATCAGCTTTATTCCCTTTTCCTTGCACTCGTAACCGACAACAAATCCGCAGAGACCTAGCACTGGAGACTTGTTCAACTTTCTTCTTCTCATATCAATAATACCTCCAAAAATAACGTTTGAAATTATAAAACAAATTCTTAATACAAGCCTTGATTTCGCCTTTCCTTAACAATTGATTGCAATATTCAACCAATTCATCACGTACCAACCCACGCTTCGAGGCTTCATCCTTAATGGCTTTTATCAGAGCATCCGTTATCTCTTTATTCCCATTTCTTACAACTGTGTTACATTGAATAACCATACTCATATCCATAGTTTCAAAACAAACTTAATTGCCTACTCATGCTCTTTAATTCGTTATTGGCAAAATCGACTTGTCGCTGGTCTATCTCAAAACCTATATACTTTCTTTCAAGATTAACACAAGCCCTTGCCGTTGTACCGCTCCCCATGAATGGGTCTAGAATAACATCACCTACATTTGTTGAGTTTCTGATTAGAATCTCCATCAACTTAACTGGTTTTTCGGTCTGATTGATCAATCCTTCTTTATCCCTGCGTTTGTTGGTTGGAATAGGAACACTCAGAATGTCAGATGTGCCAAACTCATTAATTGGCTTTCCACCTCCCTTACGAAGCATAATGATATACTCCTTTTGGTTCATATAATACGTTCCACACACCTTAGTGCATTTATCCCATATTAAACACTTTGTGAAGTGAAACTCACTCCGTCCTATCTCATCTAGAAAGTGCATCAGATTATAGTCGTTACACATAAGATAGCAATGAGTCTTATCCTTTAGTACTCGATATAGTTCGTTGATATATTCAGAAATATCTATGTCGTTACTCTTGAATATCTTACCTTTTCTAGTTTGAGAATCCGTCCAATATCCACTCATGCTACTGCGCCCACCTCTAGCTTGTACCGGATAAGCTACATCAGAGCATACTAGGTCTATACATTCATCGTCTAGCTGCTTTAGAAGCTTTCGGCAATCACCTTGATAAATTCTATTTAGCTCCATCATATCACCCACTAACTTTCATTACTAAATAAACTATCTTGCTTTATCATTAATTCATTTTCTATTCTCTCGTTTGCTTTGTCGTAAAACTCTCTATTAGTTTCAAAACCAATAAAATTACGATTTTCTTGAATACACGCAATAGCCGTAGTTCCACTACCTATACAGCAATCTAGTACAATATCTCCTTTGCAGGAATGCTTGTTTATAATGCTTCTGAAAAGACTAACAGGCTTCTGGGTAGGATGAAATCTCCCCTTATCACGACAGATTGGAAAGCTATATACTCCATTGTCATATTCGCTTTTAAAGATAGGATTTTTACCTTTCACCCCACACACAGCGACCTCTCTTGCGTTTGTGAGATAGTTTGTCTTACTATTTATTGGAACAGGATTTGTTTTTATCCATTCTATAAATCTAATTTGTTTAAATCCGACATTAATCATCGCATCCTTTACGACCCCAATCTTCCACAAATCATAGAAACAAACTATATATCCACCATCTTTCAAGCACCTGTAGGATTCTTTTATCATAGAGCCTATATCAAATGCTTCCTGTTTATCCCAGTCTCCAAAGTCGATAGATATGCGGAATCTATCAGTATCTTTACCAGTAGGAGCGGACTTTGCATAATTGGAATTCCTTGAAATTTCATATGGAGGGTCTGTGAGTATAAGCGAGACAGATTTGTCATCAATCTTGCTCATACCATCCAGACAATCAACTTGATAAATCTTATCTATCTCCAACATATCCAAACATATCTTTTTGATTAAACATTTCTTCTTTGATTCTTCTTTGTGCTACCTTGAAATATTCCCCGTCTAATTCAAAGCCAAGGAAATTCCTGTTTGTTCGCATACAAGCCAAAGCAGTACTTGCTGAACCCATAAAACCATCAAATACCAAATCTCCTTCGTCCGATGATTTCAAGATGCATTGCATAAGCAAGGGAATTGGTTTCTCATTCTGATGTACCAATTTATCAGATGGAACACGATCAAAGTCCCATACGTCCTCCAAACGCTTTCCGTTTATGGTTCGTCTGCCTTTATTCAAGTACAGGATTGGCTCGTAACATTGCCCATATTGCGCCTCTAAATCTCCAGCCGTATGGTTGTTCTTTCGCCAAATGAGCACATTCTTAATGGTAAACCCTGCGTTCCTCGCTTGTTGCATAAAAAAGTCCAATGTCTTGGCACTACAGAAGATATAAGCAGCACTATCATCCTTCAAAATCCGGTAGCATTCGCTCATATAATCAATAATCAATTGCTCATTATCGTCATTGAGTATTTCCTTCGAAAAGCGATGGTCGTCTGCTCTCCATCCGGTCTTATAAGAGATACAATATGGTGGGTCAGTAACAATTAAGCTCACCCCCCCACTCTCTATTTGTTTCATTCCTTCTATGCAGTCGGAATTGTATATTCTATCAAATTCAAGCATATCAAATCTCTTTTATAGCGTTAACATAAGCTTCATGAGCCTCTTCTTGCGTACCAAAGCATCCGATATAAGTTTTCTTCTTACCTACTTGATACTGAGCTTGCCATTTTCTTACACTCTTATTCCAGGTCACGCCCAAGTATTCGGAAGAGGTTTTCTTTGCTATAGCAGAATAAATCACATTGTATCTTGCAGTGCAATACTCCAAGTTATCTACATCGTTATTCGTCTTGTCGAAATCCTTATGATTCACCATCGGCAACGCTTCTGGATTCTCCAAGAAAGCCTGAGCTACCAAACGATGGATATAAAACATCTTGCGCTTTCCGTTCTTGTAAAGCCATACCTTCAGATAACCTTTTGGTGTCTTGCAAGGTGCGATTTCCTTTAATTGAGACGTTCTCCCAATAGTAAAAACATGTCCAAGCTTGCTAACATAATACCTTTCGTAATTCTTTACAGGCTTAATATCACCAAGAAACCTTGTTATACATTTATCTTTCATTGTTACCTCCTTTTTCAAAGAAACTTGAATATATGGCTTGCGCCTCCTTTGTATCTAGCAAATCAATATCATTGTAAAACCTTTTGTACACAACGCACAGCCTTTCGTCATTTCCGGTTTCTCTTGCTTTAGCTATTTGCTGACAAGATTCCATTAAAAATGCACTAATCTTCTCGTAACTTCGCATTTGTGTCTTCTTTAGCATATCCATGCTTACAAAGGTTTTGTAGTGGATGATATGCTTTTCTTGCTCGTATTCTGTGAGTATAAGCCCTTCCGGAATAGCAAATACCACCCTTCTTGTCTTGTCATCACTATAGAGCTGAACTGCACCTGTAAACGATGTATATATCTTTTGCAATATCTTGGCAATCGGTAAGTCTTTTTTCAAAAACCTTTCAGCAAATCTCTTCAGAAAATGAACGCTCATGGCAAAACAATCCTCGCTATATCCCTCGTTTCTACTCATAGGAATATACTCGTTGGTTTCCTTCAGATAAATGAATACACCGGACACGAAAACACCGCCTTGTTTTACACCTACTACGATATAATAATCAGCATTTGGAGTAATAAGCTCATACGTCTTGGTTATTTGCCTTACGCTCTGCTTTCTCATTTCACGTTTAAGCTCATTAGCTTTTCGCATCTGAAACTCATAGATTCTAGCTTCATCTAAGTTTCGTACTCTACGTATCTCACCCGAAGTCATACTTGCTGTTATCATGCGCATTCCTCCTTTTTAATCTTTGACAACCAACAATCCCAGATTCTCGTAGCAACATTAGCCATCATAACTGGAGGAACACACATTCCGCAAGCAAACCAAGGCTTCATGCCATCGAAGTCATAATCTTCAGGAAATGTTGATGCTAAAATCGTATCATGCGCTGAAATATAGCTTGGATTATCAAAATACACAAGCCTATCTTCCATTGCTGATATAGTATTGCATACTTTATCCTTTTTAAGAAACATATTATTGAACATAGAAAGACGATTATCCATCCGCTTGACTATATCACCGATAGAATTGTCTTTCTCGTTTCTATGCTCCCAATACTTCATCACTCCTTTTGGAATCTGTCTTCCACTATAATCCGAAAACTCATCCAAGACAATTTCTTTCTCGTTGAAGTCCATATCTATCTTAGGCACTCGCTCGAACAAATCCTTCTGAACCATAAACGGCTTGCAAAGGTCTTTGCGTAATCCTAGAAAAAACACCCTAGGTCGATTCTGAGGAACACCCATATTACGTGCATTAAGCAACCAATGCTGCAAGATATATCCGGCATTATCCATCTGCCTGTAAATCTCTTTCACGTACTCGATAGCTTCACCTTGCAACAAACCTTGGACATTTTCAAAAACCACTACCTTTGGTTGTAGTTCTTTAGCGAGGGCGATTGAGTAAAAAGCCAAATCGTCAAGCCTTTGTGCTTTCTGACCTTCTCGAAATACTTTTTCCTTTCCCCAAGCCTTTTGGCGGTCACCTGCAATACTGAATACCGAACATGGGAAACTAGCATCCAATATATCCAGATTATGCAACTCTTCTTTCATAATATGCCCCCCCATATTGATATTGGTAATCAACTCACGAATATCACAATTGAAAGCGTACTTGACATCGTGATTCTTCAAATACATCTTCATAACCTTTGGGTCTATCTCATTACAGGCTACAACATCGTAGCCAGCTAGTTTGTAACCAAAGGAACTTCCACCTCCACAACAAAAGCAAGACATCACCTTACCTTTGTCTTTTGTGAAATTAGCATCTTTTTTAGTCCATCTATAAGGGAACTTGTGCTCGTTTTTATACATTTATCTACCATAAAAAACAATCGTTAATAAAAACCGATGTATAAAAATAACCACAAGTAATATGGTTGTAAAAAGGGCATCTAACCCTTGAATTTAGATTCTGTTTTCTTCGGCAATGCGTCTTAAATAATCATCCGCTGCGTTATCGTCTATTTTTGACTTAAGAGACATTCCTGTGTTATATCCTATCATTAAGGACACATTCTTGCTCTTTTTCTTGTTCTTTCCATATCTCCAGCTAAAGACCTTTCCTAGCCAAGCTATACCTACAATACCATCTGATACAATTATTGTCGGCAACAAGACAAATACTTTATATATCATCGCTATCTAATTGAGAGTTAAAAATATATCTATTCTGATTCAACCAAAGCTCCACGTAGTCAGCCTTGATTTTCAGAAATTCTTCGTATGTGTAGCATTTCTGCTGCTTACCACCTTTGTTCCAATAATAGGCAACTCCTCCCAAAGAAAAGAAGTCTATCAAGTCCATTTCCTTTCGCTCCGGTTCTTCACGCTTTTTCTTTTGCCTATATCTACTTACAGCAAGCAATATGAGACAAACGCAAAGCAACATGGAAACAAGTATCTCGAATATTAACCTTACGTCTTGCATCTTATTTTAAACACAAAAACACGAAACTACCGATTGCAAAGTCAAAGGAATAGTGACTCGGACTGCCTTTCGGTATAGTCCATCGGGTTTCGTGTCTCTAATATCTTATCAATTTCTTAAATCGCCATTTTATCCTTTTTGTTCTGCGCTTGCAAAGATAAATAATATTTTTCCAACTTGCAAACGTTTTAATGCTTTTAATATATTATTTACATTATTTTAAACTTATCCTTTTTTGAAGTTCATTCCAAATTCTTCTTCCGTTACCTCATACATCACATCACCGTAAGCCACCCTCTGTTTATCTTTGGCCATCAGTAGCAAGTTTCTATAAGGTATTTCTCTCACAACTTCTTGGTAAGATAAATGCAGACTATCCATAAAAGATGCAATCTGACCTAAGAGCGTATCGTTACCTATGGTCGTGGTTTTGCTATCATCCTTGCCGCACTCTTCGCCAAAATTGATAGCGTCTGAAAATCCTTTATTGAAATTAGAGAATAAGCCGTTTGCAAGCCATTGACAATATCTTCTAGTGTCCCTTTTGACAATTCATCACTAATGGATTCATCGCCTTGTATGAACACAGATAACGCCTTGCAAGCGTCACCTAAATTCTTCAACATTCCTAAGGTTTCCCCTGGTGATTTACCTTCTTCAAAACGATCAAGGTATTTAGCCACCTTTACCAATTTTATAATAGTTGGCGGTGAAATATAATAACTCTTTCCATTCACCATTATTAATACGGAATCCTCCCCAAGAATAGCATCCGCAACTAATTTACTTGCCTTACTCATAGTTCTTAATATAAAAAAGGGAACGGCAGTAATACCATCCCCCTCTATCATTTGTCGTTTATACCTTATCCCTGTTCCACAACTGCAGAACCTTCCCATTGGTACTCGCCAGCCACACCATCGGTCTCACTTTCCATGGCAACGGCAGAAATACCCAAAGTGATATTCTTGTCCTGCTGGTCTCCCTTGGCTACGATAGCCGCATTTGAGAAAACGATGTAGTTTCCTGTCTTGGTCTGAGCAACAATACACTTGTTGATATTTGCCAAATCTTGGCTAGAAGACCAACCTACTGCGTCTGACTCCGTTGTGGTCGCTGCTCCGGTTGAATCGTACATCTTACCACCTTGAAGGTCAACCTTGTTCTTCCATGAGAAGACACCAATAGAGAATGTAATTGTCTTAGCACCCTCATCGGTCTTGTCACGATAGTAAACCTGTCCGTTCAGCTCGTTCTTGTACTCGGTAACACTAGGGTCATCCTGAGAATATCCCCATGTTCCCTCATGGCTGTTCAAGACCTCTGTTGCGGTTTTTAACCATGCTGCCAACTTAGCTGGTGTATTTGCCTCGGTAAGAGGAGCACCATACCAAATTCTCTTGATTCCAATAAATGGTTTCATCTTATCTTACGTTTAATGTTTCAAAATCAATAGTAATGTTTGCGTAATGACAACTCAACTTACTTTCTTGCTCTATGCCGTGGGAGCGGATAGAATAACGATACCATACATCCTCTGCTTTTCCGACATCATTGTCAGACAGGGTTTCAATAGCCTTCTTTAAAAGCTCGTTCAATTGAGGATTAGCCTCGCCCTCTATATCTTTGAGCAATATGTTTACCTCTATAGTACAATCGTTGAAATATGTCTTGTCTGCACTCATGCGCTTAGGAATGATTACTATCATGCCTTCATCAGGAATCTTCTCACCGACCATAGGTCTTTCCCCTTCAAGTCCACCCTTTTTCAGATGTCCTTTCAGTCTTCGTTCCATTCCCATAAGTTCCAAGTCGTCATAGATTACATGACCAGCATCTATTTCTGTTATCATCGCATATCTTCGAATTCTTTCTTGATATACTGAATACCCGAATCAATAACATCATATCCCCTAGAGGAAACATCAGACGCATATTCCGCTTTGTTGCCAATGGTTAAGGTGTGGTCATGTACTTTACTATAGTTAGACCTTCTGAGATTACCTGTGCGGTTTCGGTAGTTTCCGTTAGCCTTATCTAGCTCAACAGCAGTTTTACCTAACCTATCAAGAAATTCATCTACTTCCCTTTCTCCCTGCGCAAAGAAAGCGTCTATCTCATCCTTTATAACATCAGACATAGATACTCATATAACCAAGATAATTGCACTTAGGGGCATTATAGACCTTTCCACCTCCTCGGTAGCTTCCATCATCGGAATAGACCTTGACTTCATCACCTTCGGAAATCTGGCACTTGTCACAAACAATATGATATTTCGGTGTATATATGCTACCATTCTCGGTAGTGAAATGCTCGGTAGAGTTGTCATCGCACCGACAACGCCCCATTTCTTTCCATTCCTCAGAAGAGCCAATGACCTCGTTGTACTTGTTGACAACCTTATTCACGAACTTCTTCTTTAATATATGAGGGGAATATAACATAACCTAGACATTTACCAAATATCAGACTTATCCGTGATAGTGGAAAGCCCTAAAGCTGCCACCACTTCATTATCCGGAGCAACACCATATTTTCGGCAAAGCCACATATAGTATTGTCCTATCCTAGAGTAGTCCCAAGAGACAGAGAATCCATTTTCGTTCACATTGCTCATATATGGAGCAAGCATCAGTTCCTCGATTACGGAAATCATCGCCTTGCCTACAACCTGCGAATTATCAGACGTATATTCTTCGTCAAGGTCTATACCTGACGAAATATCTTCCAATTGAGCATCGGTAATATTCCAAGCACGCAACTTTTGCGAAATGTATTCTCTTATCTTCATGTGACATCCTTATTTCTGAGCCTGACTCATAGCCTCAGCGATTTTCTTTGCAGCCTCCTGCTCGCTCTTAGTCTTTTCGTCAAGTTCTTCTTCTACATTCTCCTTTTGGGAATTCTCTTCGGTTGACTCGGCAGCATCCTTTTTTGAGGTTTTCTCCTTTTTAGGCTTGCTCTCCTTTTTCTCCTTCAAGACTTCCTTCTTAGGTGTCTCTTCTGACTTCTTTTCTTCTTCCTTTACAGGATTTTCTTTTCCATCATTCAAGACTTCCTTTTTAGGAGTATCTTTAATTTCCTTATCGTCTTTTAGAGGTGCAGAATGGTTATCATCCTGCACCTCCAACATCTTGCAAAGCTTACGTTCGATAAGGGAGTTCATGCGTTCTTCGTCAAAGTCCAAGATTGCACCAACTTCATAGATGGTGTTAAAATGGAACTTATCACGGAACGGACTAATTACCTCACCTCTCATAAGCCTAACCTACCGCTTGTGTTGAGTCCAAAGAGTAGATGGCATCAACGTTATTCAAGATAGGAACAACCATTGCTTGTGAGCTGGTGAACTCACGGAGTGGGTCGTTAGTAGAATAACGACTAGCCAAGATATACTCATCGGCTGACTGATAAGTAACACCTGCAACTGGTCTTGTAGCTTCGGCTACGTTAGTCCAGAACAAATCACCCAAGTTGTCATAGCATGTAAAGGTCATGTGACCCTTAGCCCAAGGGTTGTGTGTTCCCTTCTTGCCGTTAATCTCGGTCTTGATTGTACGGGCTACACGTACCAAGTTGGTCTGCCACTTATTTCTAAAGATAGACGCAATCTGCTCAAAGCTCAAAATAGGAATATTGCTATCACTATTGATTGCGATGCCCTGATTGAAGGCAAACTGAGCACGAACCTGCTTGTTCTTGCCAAGCAACTTGATTGTGTAATCATCAAGATAACAAGTAGTGATGGTGTTTTGGTCGTCCATCGCCTTGTCGTAAACCAATTGAATGTCATCAAGTGGGGTTGCATCCTCTGCGTCCCAAGCCTTAGCACCGTGACCGAACTTGTTCTTCTCGGCAAAACCTACGTCAATTCGAATACCTGTACCACCGGAACGGGTTGCCAAAGCTACACCTGTTGACAACTCACTGAGGAACATATCTTCAATACGCTCGTAAACCGCCTGAATACAACGAGGAAGGTCTGCAAACAAGTTACGCAAAATCTGTGGCTGAGGCAAACGTTGCGCAATCATGTTATCCAAATCCTTGAGCTGCTTCTCTGTCATGTAAAGCTTCATACCAACCTTTGGGATTTGACCCTCAGCGGTTGAAACCTTATCACGGCTCTTCAATGGGAGTTCTGCATCCATTGATACAACGTCAGCAGCAACTCGTGTATATTCCGCAGTAATTGATGCCCAGCGTCCGTCCTGACTATATGTGTTAGTCAAGTGGTCTCGGTACATATAGGTCAATGCGGTCTGATTCTTGCCGTTCAACTTCTCTACAACACTTGCAACAAGCTGTGGGAAGTATTTATTGACCAACTGAAAATAAAGTGATTTTTCCATCTGTTATCCTCCTTTTTTTAGTCTTTGTCCATAGTTGCATCAGACTCATCGAACTTGTTGGCATCCTCATCGCTAACCAAAGCAATCTTTGGCATAGCTGTAAGGAACGCATCCGGATAGTCTGCACCATTTGCAGCCTTAGCTGCTACCTTGTTTACTTGTCCAGCAGTCATAATTGCCGCTGGCTCACCGTTCAGAATGGAACGATAGAGAACTCCAGCATACTTGTAATGCTCCAATGGGTCACTGGCAGTACCCAAAGCCTTATAACTATCAGTTTCGATAGGCAATGGCTTGTAAGTTCCCTTACCATCTGTCACGATAACACGACCTGCGTAAAGAACTTCATCGTTTACGCCTGTCCAATCCAAAGCACGACCGCCCTTGATGTCGCCTTCCCATTTCTGGATAATGACGGAATCCTCACCAAAGACAATTTGCTTTTTCGTAGTCTTCAATTCCTGATTCATGTTTTTCAATTTTTAAAGTGACTGAACTAATGATGCGGCTACATTGTCAACGTCCTCCTTTGTTGGCTCACCCTCGCTAGCACGATAGCTGCCCCCGAATTGTGGTTGTTGCAACGCCTTGTAGTTGTTCGCTACCTTGGAGAGGTATGTTTCGATAGCTTCATCTGTAGCATCATCGCTCAGAGTGAAACCCTCGTTGATACGACTTTCGGGAATGCCCAACTCCTTAGCCTTTGATAAAATCTTCGCATCGTGGTCTGCCTTTGCCTTTGCCTTTGCAGCAGCCTCTTCCTTAGCCTTAGCCTCCTCAGCTTGCTTTTGGATAGTTTCTTGCAATTCCTTAATGGTCTTGCTTTGTGCCTCCATCTGTTCGTTGTAAGTCTTGGCTTGGTCTGTGTTCTTCTGATTCAAGGTCTTAATGAGTTCCTTGAACTCTTCACGTTCCTTGGTTCTTGCTTCCTCTGAAGCTTTCTTCTCTGCTGCTTGCTCTTCAAAGTACTTTTTGAGATAGTCCGGCATTTCGTTTTTCTTTGCCAATTCCTCCAAGCGTTTCTTTTCGGCTTCGTCAGCTTTCTTCTTAGCTTCTTCGTCAGCTTTCTTCTTAGCTTCTTCTTCAGCAGCCTTGCGTTCAGCATCTTCTTTAGCCTTCTGTGCCTCCTCGAACTTTTTCTTGGCATCGGTAACTCTGCGGTCATTGTCCTTTTGCAAGGACTCCAAAAAACTCTTTTGACTAGCAACCACTGTCTCGATGTTGTCATCAGTAACAAGCCCCATCTTGTCAAGCATTTCAGCATGTGCCTGAAGAACTTCATCACCTAACCCAAGAGACTTATACTCTTGTTTTAGTAACTGGAAAATTTTATCTTTCATTCTTTCGATATATTTGTTAAAACTAGTGCAAAGATAATACGAAAAGAACAATAAACACACTAATCCATTTGCAAGTATCTCACTTTTGCTTAAAAGTGAGTAATAACGGCATTTCCAAGCGATTTAAGGCTATTTTATCACATAAACGAATAATTAATAGCAACACAAAATAAAACACCTTATATAACAAAAAACGCCAAATATCCTCACGGACATCTGACGCTTGTCGAATTAAAAAGAACCTAAACATTAAAATATCTAAAAGTTTATGACATTTCTCATATAACCCAAATGATTCAAATTTGAATAGAACCGTCCATCACGCTCTATGAATTTACCGGACTTCAAAATCTCACCATTATGCAACATTGCAAACTTAGAACCATGAGCTGTCCATTTATTCATTTCTTTCATATGTTCATCAGAACCCCAACCATATTTCTTGATAGTAGGATAGATAAAACGCTCAAAGCAAATCTGACTATCCGTTTTATCATGCTCAGAGCAAATCGGGAGCACTCCATTATGTGCGAACCAATAACCTGCCTTGTAAAATGGATGGCAATTCTTGACACAGACAGAACCATGAGTAGCAAATCTAAAATGTATGATAACATTCTCATTTATATCTCGCTTCATCAATCTGCGGATAAATGTAGAGAAATGCAAGCTCTTGTAATGGTCAGACTCACTCGCAAAACCACAACCATCGGGATTTCTCTTATACGCTGCCTTCAGCTCATCTACAGATGGCAAAGCAACACCTTTCGGACATACAATAATAACACACATATCTTTACCCTTTCTTTTTTCTTAATAATACTTTGATTTCTTTGTGTCCTAGGGCTTTTACCCTAGGACTACATTAATTAATCATTATTGGCTGCAAATGCATCCTTACGACTCTGGAAGAAAGCCTTCTCTTCTTTATTCAAGAAAGGTATATCTTCGATATTCATAACCTCACTAGTGAAGACATTATTGCGAGACCAACCGACAAGCTTTGCACAGAACTTAACCCACATTTCAATCTTCTTGTAATTAGTTGAACCTTGATGCTGGCGAAACTCGATAGTCTTGTGACGTGTATAACTCTCAGCATTTACCTTGTAATATCTGTCTCCATGAAATACATTATTTCTAACATCGTAATTGTCGTGGCAATTAGAGAAATCCTTGTCCAGCAAGCTGGCTGCCCAATGGCAATTACCTCTTCTTGAAGGAGCCATGAAGCTATCAATCAATCTTTCAAGCTTCTGATAATTCTTGAAGACGTTAACATACTGCTCGCCTGTCAACTTAGCAGCACCAATATGAACGTGAAGACCACAAGTAGAATTTACTCTTGCACCTACGGCATCCAAAGACTTGATAGCCTTCTTCAAAGTTGCCATACCATTTGTATTGCCATTCAATACCGGACTAACAACCTCGTTAGGGTCAACATCACCCCCAACTGAAGCATCACTAACAATCTTGAAATAACTCTTGTTGTCGGTGTGGTTATAGCCCTCAGAATGAATATCAACACCATTCTGACGACCTGCCTCTATCAAGGCATTGCGCTCGGCATGAACACATTCAATCTCAACACCGAATGTATAAACGAATCTCGTTGAAGTAGAACCGCTAGGTACACAGACCTTCAACATATCGGAGATTTCTTTCTCACGAAGACCGCAAGCTTTCAATGCAACAATCTTTTCGTTGCGAGGCATCTTTGACTTCTTGATTTCGTCAATAGTCTCAATTAATGACTTCTTTGAACTTGCGAATGAAAAACCAGTCTGCTTAGACATAATCAATTGTGCTAGTTGTTTCGGGTCTTATCCCTTGGTGTCGCTCTCACCTTTATGAGTGAAACTTGTCACTCGGCAAATCAACCAACTTATCTTGATTGACGATGCAAAGATACGAATAAGTTTTGAAACATGCAAGTTTTTTAATGTTTTTCTTTCGTATTTTAACCTTTCATAACTGTTATGTGGGTTTTGTTAACATTTTCAGCTTTTATTTTACCTTATTATATATAAAAAGGCTTCGATGTTCACACACCAAAGCCTAAAAACTCTACTAACTAATTACCAATTTTTATCAACTATCTTTTTAAATCATCACCAATATCTTCTTCTACTCCCAAATCCGGCAATCGGTCATACGCTTTTTGGTCATCACCACCTTCAGACTTGACACCTAACAGGTAGCCATTCCGAAAAGCATAATACACCAACTTCTCCATATCTTTTGCAGTTGCATTATCTGTCAAATGCAGCGTGGCGTACAATCCCATCAAGAACTTCCGTACATCTTTTGGATATACCTTATTGTTCTTTTCTAAAGCGACTGCCATTCTTAACGGACATTTCATATTCTTCTCTTTTTTCGTTAAACTAAATGAAACACAAAAGAGAACAATTCCGCTTGCTTCCCTAGTTCATAAGCTTATTCACAACTTTATTCACTCCATCTGCTTCCTACGTTACCCGTTGACAGATGTCCGAGATTCCAACAGAACAAACATCACGGCTCTCTTCTTGTGTGTCATTGTGCCAACGGAAGGATTCGAACCTTCGACCCTAGGATTAAAAATCCTATGCTCTGCCACTGAGCTACGAAAGCGTAAAGGAATGGTTGGAGTTGCACCAACGCCCCCTTAGTTACCAATCCAAGTGCTCTACTTCTGAGCTACATTCCTCGTAATCTGACAAAGTTACTCGTGGTGCAAGGGAGATTCGAACTCACCGAACCCGCAATGGGAATAGATTTACAGTCTATCTTCTTTAACCGCTTGAATATCGCACCATTTATGGAACACATTCCTAATATCACTTTGTTGCCCCAAGCGGATTCGAACCACTAATGACAGAACCAAAACCTGTAGTGTTGCCATTACACCATAGGGCAAATTTGTACTGCATAAAGGATTCGAACCTTTGAATACCAGCGTGAAAAGCTGGCGACTTAACCACTTGTCTAATGCAGCGTTTAGGGATTCTCACCCTAATTAGAGTTTCCTTGTTATAGTCTAGCTGAGCTGGGTAATGTGTAAACCATGCCGTAAACTCCTAAGTCTTGACTTATTATGGTAGAAGCGACCTCTCAGAAGGCCATCTGTTTCAAACACGATGCAAAGATAAGCATTTTTTCTTATACTTGCAAGTGTTTTAGTGTTTATTTATATTCTTTTGATGAATTTCACATCACTTATCCTTGCGGAGAATACCACAAAGGGTATCTACAAGTTTCTTTGCGTCATCACCTTTGATTTCGATAACATTTGAAAATCCATCAGGAGCATCCTCGCCTTTCTGTTCCTTATCCAAACGCTTACGGAGAGCCAAATCTGGATTCTCTACCAAGATAGAGTCCAAAGCATAATTGCAAATGCGGCTTGCAAGTTCCTCGTTACCATTCGCATCACGCACAAACTCATTTTTTCCTTCAAGAATACCCATAATCTCATTGTACTCTTCAGCATTCTCACAATTTCGTGAGAGCATACCAATCACCTTGTAACGATCAATCTCAAAACTGACCTTTAATTTGTCTTTATTCATTTCTGTTTACTTGATTTATAAATTAATTAATTGCGTCTTATATTCCACATGCTTTCGGCAGGGCCAACCATAACATCAATATTTGCTCCTTGCTTATTTGCTACTGTTTCAATCCACTTAAGGTTGATAAACTGACCAGCGGAAAGGTTCATTTCTTCCATATATGCCTTATCTGCCTTTGCCTTTTGTCGCTCAGCCTTTTCTCTTGCTATCTGCACTTCATATTCACGTTCTTGTGTCTGCTTGGCTTGCACGACCTTTGCCGTGCGGTTCATTTCATTAAGCTGTTCCTTGTTTGGTGTAGCTTTACAGATGATAACCTCCTTTATGATGATAGGCATCTGCTTTTTCTTTGATAGAGCGTTCACATAGTCCTGCATCTGCTTGCGTATCTTGGTGTCAATCTGATTAAGCACTTGCCGATTCGACATCAAGTCAAATGGGGAATGCTGAGAAATATGGTCTCGAACCAGATTGCAGAAATAATTGTTGAGATTAGTATCAAACCATTTCTCACCATAATTCTGCAAAAGTATTGGGGACTTGCCTTGCTCAATCTGAGTAATGATTACAGTATGGAAGTCAAGTGGCGTGTTATCGTCACTAAACAAATCATCTAAGGTAATCTCGTGACGGACAGGAACAATCTTGAAGTAATAACCACTCGTTGACCACCAACACCAAGTGAGACCAGTCTGCACTGCTTGCTGTTCAACACCTCCATGCCCAATAAACCAAGGCTTCTTTACGATTACGGCTTCTTCGTCTGCATCAGGAGAAACCGAATGACAACTTGTAAGCGCACTCATGCCGAGTATCGCAATACAAAACATTAAGATAATTTTCTTCATTCTTAATTTGATTATTGTGTTATATTATACCAAAAATTCCTCTCATAATAAAGTTCTCCCTTTTTCTCATACCGGATAGCATCTGACTCTTCACATAGCTGACGAATACGCATATTCAAGCGTTTGTCCAGCTCTTCTTCAAACAAAAGAGACAACTCCTTCCAATTGTCAACAACAGGAGCAAACCAAGGATACTGCTCCTTCACAGCTTGTAGCTCATCCAAGGTTACGTGTCCGTATTCTACCATGTCATAGCATCTACGGAAGTCACTATTGTCTTTGGGAATATTCAAATCTTTCTTTCGTTTTACCCCCATCAATGCACTCCACATAGTCATTGAAGAGACACCTGTATCACAAGTGGCTATCCACTCTATCATTCTTTGCTTATTCATTTTCTTTTATATTAATCACGTTAAGTCGCTTTATTAGCTCTTCACATGCTTCTTTAGTTAAGATACAATTCTTGGAATCTTTAATGCCAGTAACTTTTTCACGAATAGCAGCATTCGTGTCGTACACTTCTTGTAGTTTTTTCTGAAACTCAATTACGTCTTCGTTGGTGAGTTTACCTTTCTTCTCAACAATCTTGTTTGTTATATCCTTATAAACACATTCGAGTTCAACATATAAACGAGCTTCTAACTTCATCATTATTGCGTGTACAAAAGTATCATAAAGTCTTTCCATCTTGTATTTCCTCCAAAAGTCTTTTGATTTCCTCGTTTTCTTTATTATCTATGCGAGCCTTTAAGATACTCTTGAATGCGGCATCCATTGCATCGTATCTACTGGAATATTCCTTACCATCCGTATGACACAAGCCTTCCTCTACACGCCATGATGTAGTTTGCCAACAGAACTTATCTTTCGAAATGTTTGCGACACAAATATAGTAACCGAAATGCTCTAAAAGCCAATCAAGCACCATATCATAGCTTGGAGCGGATATTGCCGGATGCTTACTATTCAACTTTAAGGCAGCAGAAAACTCAATATTGGATTTCTCCCACTCGGAATTGGAGTAAGCAATATAACTTCCGTAATGCTCACTATATTTACCACCCTTACGAATGCCACCCTTTGCTGTCCAAGGGCTGGCGTAAGCCCAAAATTCGGCTATCTTTTCATCGTAGCCAACCTCCTTCAGAAGCTTGGCTATCTCAAAGGGAACTACCTTTGGTTTTACCGTATGCCTATTTGTCATTTTTCACCCTTTCTAAACTGAACCCGATTCTGACTTATCTAATTCATCAATCGCCTGTCTAAGCAAAGGAAGTATCTTATCCAAATCATCGAAATTCGGTACGACTTCATTCACTCGCAAGATTGCTTGACCTAGCAAACTCTTAATCTTTTTTCTGTCCATTGCTCTCGGCTTGTTTCTCTAAGTCTTTTAAATCTACCTTCTCAAATCGAGGAACTGGCTTACCATCTACCTCAACATTACCAAAGAACATATCCTTTGGTCTCACCCAAACCTCATGTTGTCCGTACAACGCTTGATACGCTACCTTTACTTCTGAAGTCTCGCTATCAGTAACCTCACCAAGGTACTCATAGAATTTGCCCTTATAGTGTCGGTAAATCGGCTTACTTAATCCACCATGCAGCCAATCGGCTTTGCCGTTGATTTTCACGTACTCCCTTACCGCATCGCACTTACAGGACTTACTCAGCTCTTCTACCCAATCAAAGAAAGCTTGTTTGTCCTTGACCTCTTCACTTGATACCATGAAGAGATAAGTGCAAAGAAGCATCTTACCAGCATCGGTATCATATTTCTTATTCACCTCTTCAGCTAATTGCATCATAGGTGTATCTAAACGATAATTCCAACTCATAATCTATTCTTTTTTTCTTTTTAAATTTGCTAAATCCTCTTTCAATCGCTGATGGAAATTGTCTTCTCCATCATCACCTGAAAGAAGGTAGTCTATTCTTTGGGCATAAACCTGAGCTTTCTTCAGAAGTTCAACGCCCTTCTTAAATTCCTTGATAGTCTCTTTAGACAAGCCGTATTTGTTAGGCATCGTATGATGATGCTTTCTAACATACTTGTCTTCATCCTCCTCTAACCATCGGTCTTCGAGAAAACATCTTTCATCTTCCTCATCCAATGGATGACCATCAATATAATCTTCTATCTTTGTATATATGTCAGCAATCCTATACTGAGCATAATCAAAACGTCCACCACTCATAATCTTCCAACTACTGGAATTTGAACTTATTTCAGCACACTCAATCTTGCTTCTAGCTGTTGGATGATGTTATCTATTGTCTTACCCTTATAGTCAACAGCAATATCCTCCAACACTTTAATCTGAACCGCAATATTAATTCTATCTTTTATTAATGCCATAATCAAACTTGTTTCTTATGATGCCGTGCTTGCAAAGTTGTAATGCACAATATATACATAACCACCATACATCTTTCCAATAGTTACTTCAACGTAATCAAAGATGATGTCGCCATCCATCTTGTAAGAAACCAAAGGCCCAGTAGGGAATGCGTTGTGCTCTGTATAGTAACGATACACTTCTTGTGATAGTAACTGCTTGAATACATCAACCTCACCGTCCTTTGAAAAAACACCTTTAAACTCATCTTCATTGTCGATTGCAACAACTACTCCAAGTTCTTTTCTTACACATACACCTTCGTTTGTACCACTTTGCTCATTATACAAGACTGGTAATGTGTAAACACCTCTCGATTCTTCCATATACTTATTCTTAATTTGTATTTTATTTTATCCTTCCACTTTCTTACATTGAGCTAAGTCTATTGCATACGCCCAACGCTTAGGAACAAAAGACATCGTAGGCTCAAATCTATTTGCACGTTCAACACATACATCTTGCGTCCGGTAAATCAATCCGTCTGAGCCTTTTACCTGTAACTCAACTAGAATAGTGTGGTCTAGCATCGGGAACTTATCAATATCATGCCAGACTTCACCACCTTCAATGAAGGAAGGCTTAATATGATTAATCTTTTTTGCCATCACTTACCACATATAAAATGGTTTGACTTATATTCTCTAGTTATGGTCTCACGGCTACCAAAGCACCATAAGTCCCTGGATTGTTCCTTATGCAACCTTGATGACTTAATATAATAGCCATTGTTGACATCATAATGCTTACGTACCATGATATTGTCATTTACCACTCCAACCTCATCATCCGTAATTACATAGAACATTCGACCATCGCTAAACGCTTTCAAGCCTTTGTACACTCCATTAGAAACAACCATCTTTTCATAGCCGTTCGTCTCCCAATTGGCACAATCCCAAATGGTTTCCAAATCATCATCATTCAGAAGATTATTATCAATAATAACCTTGCCGATAACCTTGAATTTGCCATCTTGCATCATTGCCTCAACGACAAATTCATCGGCAGCGTTGAAATCGCTAATCTCTATGGGTCTCATAATACTTGTGCTTAATATTCTCGTAAATCACTCTCTTTGCAGCCTTTGCTCTTCTGTTATTATCAGAAAAAACATCATCATACAAAGACATATCTTCACTCTCAAAAGCCACATGCTCACCTTTGTAGCAAGCATCAAAGCGGCATCCTTTTTCGGACTTAGCCGCAGTAAACTTTATCTTACCAAACTTAATCTGCATAAGCCCTATCCAAGAAAATAAATTAATGATACTATTTCAAGAGCAAATAAAAACGCTAACGCATTCTCAATTGTGAATACCTTTTTCATTGTTTCAATACAGTTTTACGTGTGTCTCACGCTCTAAATTTATATTGTAAGGGGATTTCATATCCCCTTTGTTGTTCTTACTTCAAAACTCGATAAGTTTTATCGAAATCATTAAAACTCTTCAAGTAACCTTTCTCAGTCAAAGAGTTTAAAATTTCTTTCAACTCATCCTTGGTATTATCCAAATCGAAATCATACAACTCAGCAAATGTAAAGTACTTGTTACCACCAATTACATCAGCCATCACTTCGATGTTGCCATAAACCATTGTCTCTTTCTTACTCAATCTAGTATTCATAACGAATCACAGTTTTTACGGTGTGTCTCACCTTTTAAAATTAGTAACCTTGTTTCTTAATTACAATGCAAAGATACAAAGAATTATCGAAATATGCAAATTGTTTAATGTATTTCTTTTATATTTTAACGCTTATTATATGTTTAGACGCAAAATTAACTTTCTGTAGCAGAAAAAGCCAAAGAATCCACCATTTCATTATACATATTACCTCTATGAGCCTTAACCCAATGGTATCTTATCACCTTGCCTTTCGCTACCTTATTATATATAGGCTGTAAGTCTCCTAACTTGCAAGCCTGTATTCTCTCTATAGCCACTTGGCAATCCACATATACATCAACAGAACACAAAGGAGGGCAATCACCCAATGCTTGAATGACCGCCCTTATTTCGGCTCTCACCGAATCGTTCGCTTTAGCTGTGATAAATGTATATTTCTCACTTTTGATAACCGCTCCCTTATGAAGCACAAGCCAACCGCAACCACACTTTTCTTTCTTGCTAGAACCATCGGCATACACCTCATAGCGTACACCTTTAGACTCATCAACAATCATCTGAGCAACAACCTCTAAAGAGTCATTGCTCATCACCTTTGCTATTTGCTTGGCTTTCTTCTTCATAAGCGATTAAATCAAACCTCGTTCCTTAAACTCATTCATCAATGGGGTTGCCAAGACCTCAATATCTGGATGAGGCTTTCCGGTAGTTCCAAGACTTCTCAGCTCGAAGAAATGCTTCCAATCGCTCACAAATGCGGTATGAATCAACTCCGTGTTGGTATCAAGAGGAAGTATCGTTCTCGCATCCTGTGGCTTAAGACCATCATCCTTGACCAAAGATAAATACATCATTTCGCATACTCTATTGGCAAACCACCATTTTTCTACCGGACTCCAATGTTCATAACTACCGATGTTCTTTGATAGGTCAACAAATGTTCCACCATCAAAAGACGATGGATTAACCGCATCATCTTCGCTAACCCACTTTGGTTTGTTGATAGCAATCTCGCCTCCGAACTTATCCTTACTATAGTTACAATATCTAGTGCTTTGTTCCGCAACGGAATCTACACGATGTCTGTTAGCCTCTCTACTTACCGCAATCTGAGTAGTAAAGCGGACGGTTATTCGTTTCTCATGCCATTCCGTAGGCTCGCAGATATAGTCCAAATCCTCAAACCAATTATTTTCAACTATCACTCTGTAGTTGGTTGTGATATAGTAATCGTTACCTATCTGCATCACCTTGGAATACTTGTTCTCACGATAGTGTTTGACCAGTAGAGACTCCGGAACAAAGAAGTCATTATCGTAAGCTACATGGAGGTAAATCGTTCCATGCTCACACATGGCAAGATGGTTGCTGCTTACCATACGCTCAACGAAAGGCTTTGCACTATCTTTGTCTATCTTCATACTTGACGCATAGCAAGTGCGACCGCATAACTCTATCTGCTTGTAAACTCCATCCATACCCTCACCTTGGGATAGGATTTCATATTTTGGTTCTAATATCTTCATGTCCTTATAAGTTTTGAAATTCGACCACAAAGATAGCTATTATATTCCACTCTACCAAAAATTAGCACTCAGTTTAACAACACTTATCTATATTGTGAAAAACAAAAACTTTCACCATAAAAAAAGAGGAGAGTGCATCGCGCATTCCCCTCATACTCGATTATATATCAATATTACTACAGTTTAATTGTGTGTCTCACCGCTTGCAAACATATCTACTTGCTTGGATGACTTGTAGCCGATGATTTCTAATACCTCCCCAAATTTAGAATCATACCAATGTGGTTGTGTTTGATTCATATTCTTCTCGTTGATGTCGTTCTCACCATAAGCCAATCCTTTCTTGGTAATCTCACAATACTTGTGTACCTTGTTTGTACCCTTGCGCTCTTTTAGCTTCAATAATCCGGCCTTTACCGCCAACTCATTGAACTTTCGAGCAGACAAGCCTACACCATGAGATTTCAACAATTCCGTCGCGGAATGCTTTGCACCATTCGGTGCGCTCACATAATCAGGTGTCGGCAACCCTAATGGTTCAGCAATTTTCTTAGCCATCGCCAATTTGGAAACATCGCTGAGGTTCAGATAACCAGGAAGAAAGTTCAACCACTTCAGCTTGATGTCAAAGGAATCGGAAGCCTTCTTGTCCAGCTTCTCCTGCTCGTACTTGACTCTGGCAGCTTTCTCGACTTCGATGAAGTACTTGCGGAACAATCTACCTTGCTCATTGTTCTCAATCATACACAACTCCTTTGCCATATCCAAAGATAAGGCATACTCAATACGACTTCGACCACCATTTGAGTTTTCCATAATTTTGTGGAAAACTTCAAAGTCTTGATTTCCAACATCATTTGAGTTTTTCATAATTTTATGAAAAACCTCATAGTCTTGATTTTCAACGAATCCATACTTTTCAATACGGTTCTTAATCCAATCAGCAAACCTTTGCTTACTGCCCAACTTTTGGTGCAGCTCCCTTGCGTTCACGGCTTGTTTGCCGTCATGCTCGACAATCTCTACAACTTCAACACCTCCTTTTTCATTGTTAAGGAACTCTGAGACTACTGGTAAAGCCTCTACATTTACATCAGTTTTGTTAAATCCTAATGTCATTTACCTAAAATTTAAATTGTTAATAATTAGATTTGGCTGTGGTGGAAACGAAAAGCCCCATCCGCTAAAGTCACGAGTACGGACAGGGCTTGTGTCACTCATCCACTATTGTAGAGCGATGGACGGAATGACGACACTCCACGCTTGGAGTTAATGAAATAATATGTTTAATATAAATTATTAATTATCTCAAATATCAGTCAGTCGTGCGCTCTACTTCACAACCTTGTTATTTCGGTTGCAAAGTTAATACTTTTCTCTTTAACTTGCAAACGCTTTAGTGTTTTATTTAAAACATTAACGTTTGTTTTACTATGGAGGACTTCTGCCTCCACCAACACGACCAACTCTTATGGCACGTTGCTGCACATTACTTCTTCTTTCAGTTTATTCACGGAATTTAATTGTTAAACATCAAAGATAATATGCAGTTGCTCAGGTGTGCCTCACCTTATATATTGTTACGCTACCATTGATAGCATTTCTTTTGATTGCATCTGAATCCATTGGCAACCATTCTTTCTAAAAAAGATGTCCGAATCGAACCGCTTGCCATCCACAATGATGTGGCTACCCTTGCACTCGAACTTGTGGGCTTGGGTCAATGGTATCAAAAGGTACGTATTACTCTCTTTCTTGTCGTACACAAGCGTCAAGTCCGTACCGATAATCTGCGATACCACCTTGTGCTCATCTGAGCTTAAAACGCCAATCTTGCCATCATGCTCAACGTAAAGAGCATCCTTCAAATTCTTATCCATATCTCTTAATTATTTAATGTTCAAAGTCCGGTGCAGTTTAGCGTGTGCCTCACGAAATCTATTACAAGTCACACTCGTATGAGTATTGCTTTTTCAGCTTGTTCAATGCGTTCTCGGTAACGTAGTAGATGTTATCGAAATACTCGCTTTTCTTGATGCTTCGGCTTTCTTTCAGCTCTACCTTGTGATTGAATGTCACTTCGTAGCGGTTTGCGATGCTTGTAATCAAGAAATCGACCTCACGCTTATGTCTGTCCAGATCGGTCTCTTTATACTCACCACGCTTGATAAATGCGTCCTTGTTCGTCTCTTCGATGGTTGCAACCATGTTGCCTTGCATCACGATAATCTTTGCGCTCATATCTAGTTTCTTTTTAAATCGTTAGAAATCTGTTATGCAACTCGAATCAAGTTGTAGTTCTTGAATTGTCTCCACTCGCCCTTGACTTCATCCCAATACTTTGTGCAGTCCTTGCAAGCGTAACCCTTGCCGTTTGGAGTGTAGTCAATATGACTCTCCATCAAAGTGCCGAAAGCCTGACGAATCTCACCATTCATTTTCTGAAAGTAGAACTCAACGACCTGCTTCTTCATGCGAGCCTTCAGCTTTATTACCTGCCAAGCTTGCTTCAAGCATTCTGCCCAACTCATATAAGCACCTTTAAGCTGAAAGGCTCTGTGTGCCATATTCATCACTTCTCTCATCATATTCTTAAATGAATTAGCCATAATCAACTAAACGGTTTTACGAGTGCCACTCGGAGGTGCAACCTCAGCTAAATTAATAATGTTATTGTGACCTTTGTTTCTTAATCACGATGCAAAGATACTAAGTTTTATCCTAACTACCAAATATTTTATTAAGTTTTATCCTAACTTTAACCTTTGTTTGCTGATTTAATACACAAATTAAGATTTGTTTGCATTGTTAGGTTAAAAACTTAGTTTTTCATAATAAGTTTGGTTGTTTGCGAAAATATGTGTATCTTTGCAACATCAATAAGTAAAGTTAGAACTTAATATATTATAAGGTATGGATATACGAGGCATAATTAAACGAAAAGGCTTTACGCTTACTTATGTAGCGGATAGGCTGACTAATAAAAAAGGTGGCAAGGGAGTATCTTTACCATCCTTGATACAAACTATTGATGGGAATCCAACTGTAGCCAGTCTTCAGGAGATAGCAAGCATTATAGGTGTAACGCTTGCAGAACTAGTTTCCGAAGCTGATTGTTCAGATTTCATCGCCCTAATAAAACAAGGTGGTGAGTTGTATTCCGCATCGTCCATTGCTGAGGCTAGGGACGTGCTGGACAAGTTGGAAAGTGTTAAGTAACGTAAGGAACATTCCTTGCAAGTATTAATAATTAAAACTTTTACGGCTATGAATGATTTTTTCAATTTGAGAGGTACAGCGGTATTCCGTGTTCTCTCGTTAATTAGTACAGTAGCACTATGGTTAACTATATTATTGTTTGCCATCGGCTTGATGATGGGCTTCTTTGGAGAGCAGGAGACGAAGGCGATAGGATGGGCAATGGTTGGATTCTCAATCTCTTCCTTTATCTCTTGCCTATTCATGTTCGGCTTCTGTTACCTGATTAAGATAGCTAAGTCTTACGACAAGGATGAGCAAGAGGACAACAAGGAAATAGTATTCCAATACAAGGGCTACAAAGGCACTTTCACAAAGGATGACAATACTGGAAGGTTTGATGGCCACATCATCGGGACAAGCTATTCCTACTCTGGCTACAGCCTTTCAGAGACAGAACTTGCATTTCAAGCGAGAGTTGACGAATTACTGGAAGAAAAGAAACTATAAAAAGAAAGAGGAGCGCATCATACGTTCCTCTTCTTTGTTTACAATCCACTCATCTTATCTTTCAATTCGTGTATATCATTGAATGCTTGCAACATAGGCTTATGCCATCGCTCTTGTCTCTCATCAATCGACTGCAAGTACATCAAGCTTTGGGCAAGAATGGTTCTTCCCTCATCAACGGCTAACCAAATATTTTCTACATTACCCATAATAGTATTCACGCTAATCGTCAACAAGCTACCTTCTGTGCCACCATCACGAGCCGCAATAGCATCCAACTTGGTATTTATGAGCTTTGTTTCCTCATACGTTCCCTCCGTGGCAATTTGTACCGCAGTGAAACGACCATTCAACTCATTACCTGTATCTTGGCTCATTGATTCAAAAGAACCGGAAGAAGCGGACTGCTCGTAAGATTGTTTGTAACCCGTAATATCAGCAATATTATCACGAATAGCCAAACCCTCTTGAACTATCTTGTCATACTCTTCTTTAAGATTATTCAATTCGGTTGGCGTGAGCTTCCTTCCTCCATTCTCTTTCATCTTGTTTGCCCAGCTCTCATAAAGAGGCTTAAGCTTTTTATTCATAAGGTCTCCCAAAGCGAAGTTGAGCATCGACTGGTTGAGCATTGTAGTGAAGTCATTAGAAAAATCCTTTGCAGACTTACTCATATCCATAAGGTTGTTTATGAAGTCACTCTTCATCGAATCAAAGGTTGTTTGAGTCAAATTCTCATTGATTTGCTCCGTCAACTCCTCTAGTTTGCCCGCCAGTTCTGTATATTGCTCCCAATATTCCGTCTTATCATACTTGCCTTGGTCGGTCATATTCTTCCATACATCCGCATTATGTGTACGAATGTCAGCCATCTGCTCTGGAGTGAGCTTGTATATATCCTCCAAGGAATTAACCTTGTTTATCGAAGAATTAGTATAACCACCCCTTATCTTACTTTGCTCAGCCAAAGTCTTATTGATTGCCGCATAATCTTGTGCAGAAAGATTCCAATAATAAGCATTTGAATGGTGTGCCCCATGATACCCCATCTGTGTTTTGAGAATATCCATCGTTTGGGTGTTAACCTGTTTTTGAGCATCGTAAGCAGCATTATAGTTGCTGACGGCTGTATAACCGGAAGATTTGTCAATAGACTCTTTTAACTTATCAATGGAATACATCAATCTGTCATTGCTCTCGGTCAGCTCTTCAGTTTTCTTCGCAACTTCTGCACCATTACCTCCGCCTATACCGAACATCTTGCCCAACGAGCCAATGGTTTTTATTCCATTCATAGCCGCACCTATGTAGTTTCCGCTTGCAAAATCAGAAAAGGCTTGTGTTCCACTGTTCAATGCATCCATTCCGTTATTCACGGCTTTACCAAAGCCTGTGTTTCCGAGACCTAACGCATCGACTAACCCAGGAAGGTCTTTCAGCTTCTCTTGGATTTTCCTCAAGCCCTCAGCCCATTCCTCTATAGTATCATGCAAGCTCTTCTTTGCAGCATCCTGCTTTACCTTGGCTTCTTCCTGTGCCTTTCCGACTTCCTTTGTAGCCTTTCCGACCTTAACCTCTGAAACCGCCAAATCATCAAAAAGCTTACGTAACTTCTCCGTTTGGCTTACACTGAGATTCTTGGTAGAACCCATAAGTTTGTCCTTATTGGCAGAAGTGATATTACTGGTATCTATGTTAACCCCACTTTCAGCAAACACTCCTTGGATTTTTCTCCTTTGGCTCATATTATCAGCCTTGGCATCAAACTCCCCCTTTCTAGCTTGTGCCAATCGGTCTTGCGCATCCTTCGCCTCATCAATAAGCCTACGGTGTTCACGGACTGCATCATTAACCAATCCCCATCTATCCTTCTGCTCGGAAATCGCATCATCAATCTTGTAGATTTGGTCAGATACGGTTTTCATGTCATCAATTTCCAACGTACCCGAACCAAGCAACTCCTTCATCTTCTTGCGAAGGTCTTCAAGATAAGGAATACTCAATCGGTTCATATCCTGAAAGACAACATCCCAATTGATAGAATCCTTGAAATCCGAAAAATTCAACTTCTTCAACTGGTCGTTCATCTCCATTTCCGCACTCGCTGCGCCAAAAGTATCACCTTTCTCTCTAGCAAGGTCTATCTTGTCGGCATATTCTTTCAAGATAGCATAACGCTGCTGTTCCAAACTACCATACTGCTTCATGAAATCCAACATGTCCTTTATCTCCGCTTGCTGGATTTCCTTCAGCTTTAATTGTCTTTGTTTCTCAATCAAGGCAATTTGGTCTTCTGAGTTCTGTCCAATGGTCTTCCCAAGATGATTACCCTTGTCGTCAACCATTTGTGTGCCCAATACCTCTTTGCGGTATTCCGCATCGGACTTACCCTGTTTCCACATGTTGGCTTTACGACCTTTTCCCGAATTTACCCAAACGATCTGGTCTTTCTTCTTCTTAGCCTCAACGAGTTTGTCAATCGAATCCTCTATAGCCTTTTTCTCCTTGTCAGAAGACATGTTGATTTGAGCAATCTCCTTTTCGGTCTCATTCTTAATCAATTCCGTTCTTCGCTTTGACAACTCATCGCTAGCTTTCTCCGAATAGGAAGAAATAGACTTGGAATAGTCCTCCTCTGCCTTGCGCTTATTGCCAGCCATCGTTTCCTTTTGGGTTTGCTCACGTTCTGCCTTAGCAGCCCCACGTTCCGCTTCACGCTTTTTCTTGGCTTCGGCTGCGAGGCGTTTCTTCTTTTGTGCTTCGGTCTCGGTTGGTGTACTCTCTACCTTTTCTCCCTGGTATTGAAGCCCTCGGTTTTCATTATAAATAGTCCAATAATCCTTCTTAGTTCCACCAAACTTCTTTGTTGTATCTCCCGGCTTATGGGTTTTCAACCATGCCAATCTTGCTCTTGCACTTCCTGCTCTTTGGCTCTGAGACATATTCTTAATCCAAGCTGGCAATGACTTATCGTCATAGTCCACCTTGATTTTCATATGATAAGTTCTCTCGCAAATCTTTCGGATTTCATCCATTTCAACAGCCATTTCCTTAAATGACTTTTTCGCCAACCTGTTACGTGCGGCATTCTCGTTTGTACTATCAGAAAGTTTTTTCATCGCCTCTCTAGTCTTCTCAATAGCATTCCTTGCGCCATTCTCCACAACGAGTTCTTCTTTCTTTTCTTTATTTCCTTGAATAACAGATTCTATGTAATCAACTGTTGCTTTATTTATTTTAAGGATTTGACTTTCCGACAGATGCAAGGCTCTATAATATTCGGTCATGTTCGCCCTTGCTGCAACAAACGCTTCCTTCTCCTTTTTGTCCAACTCTAACCATTTCTCCGTATTTTTCGCATATTTGTCACGTTCCTCTCTTAACTTTACCAAATTATCCAAATCTTCTTGGGAAACGGCAGTTGTAGCCAAGCCTGCCTGTCCTTTTGTTAATACACCATCGGTATCTTTTGTAAATGTTTCCTTTGCAGAGTTACGTTTTGCGTTATAATCATCGTATATCTGTTGTATCGCATTCTGATGCTCCATTGCGACTGTCTGTTCCTCAATGACACCTATCAAATCTTCCTTATGCTTCATCAGCTCTTGTACCTTTGAAGCTTCGTTTCCGGACTTCATAATTGTTTCGTCGAGCTTTACACCATACTCTTCGTATGCGCTTTTCAATGCATCTATTGTCTCTTTGTGGTTTTCCGCATCCTTGCTTGCCCCTAAGATAGCAAACAAGGAACGAACCTTATTGCTAGCCTCAGCAGCCTTATTTCCCATATCTTGTGTCTTCTTTGCGGTATCTTCCTCCTCGCTTCCAAACATCGCAAAAACGGATATTGCGGTTGTTACCAAAGTAAAGATGGTAGTTAAAGGATTTGCAAGCATTGCAGCCCATAACTCCCTCATACTAACGGTAACGGCATTAGTAGCCCATGTTAACACATTTTGAGCTAATGCTAACCCTTTAGTGCCAACAGATAATATAGAGGTAACAAGGGAATTCCGTTCCTTTGCTCCTGTATTTACGTTCTCGGACGTTGTATTTACATTAGTAGCCGCAGTATTAGCTGTCTTTGAAGTCGAGTTTGCCGTATTAGCAATAGTTTCCGAAGAAGTAGCATTTGCATTAGTACTTTTTGCGGTTGCATTGCTAGCTTCAGAAGTAGTATTGGTTTGTGTAGCAGTAGTTGCCGCCTCCGTAATGCTAATCTTACCATCCTCTATATCTATTCCTTGCTGAACAATATCCCCAATTTCATCTGCCGCTGCTCCTGTCTCTTTATAGACCTCGGTTTCATTCTCTTCGGCTTCTGTCAACTTCTCAGTCGTAGTCTGAAGTTCCTGTTGGATAGCCTTACGCTTTGCGTTAGAACTTTCGTATTCCTCATCCGCTTGCTGACGCTTTTGCATCAGCTCTTCCAATTTCGCTTGTTCAGCCTCGTATTGAACTATTGAACTATTTTCGTTATCCGAAAAAGAATCCGCATAGCCACCAAATGAAGTCGTATCAACCGCCCCATTATCATAGACCAATTCCTTTTCTTTCTGTTCTATGATTTGCTGCTGCTTTTTTATTTCCTCATCAAGCTGAGCAAGGACTACTCTCTTTTCACGAGCCTCATCCATCGCTTTGTCATAACTCTCTTGCTGCAAGTCTGCTTTCTTCTGTAAGGCGTTAGTTTCCAAAAGAGCCTTACCATAAGCGGTTTCATTTGCCTTGGCTATTTTTTGTTTAAGGTCAGCCTCTGCCTTTGCTTGTTCCGCAGCCTTATTTGCAGCAGCAATGTCGGCTTCTTGCGATCTTTTTGCACGCAACTCTTCTTCTGCGGCTTCCTTGGCATTTACCGCATTTTGCCATTGGAGTTGTTCTTTCTCCGCAAGTCTTGTCTGCTCAACCAAGAGGTCACGCTTCAACTGGAGTTGTTTAGCCATTTCTTCACTAATCAACCCCTCAGATTTCGCTAATTCTATCTGCTTAGATATGCGTTGCTCCGTTTCATCATCACCGATATTTTCAGTGTCAGCCAATGCACTTCCCAACTCGTTGTAACGGCTTGCCCTGTAGTCCTTGGTATCTTTGCCGTTAAGATGTCGGTAATCATTTTCCATCTCCTTGAACTGAGCCATTTTCTCATCAAGTCCCTTGGAAAGTTCCAAAGCCTCCATCTGTTCCTTAGCAGCAGATTGTTGCTGAGTGACAAGCATATCACGTTTAAGTTGCAATTGCTCTGCCATTTGTTGGGTTATGAGTCCATCGGTCTGAGCCTCTTTGATTTTAAGAGACACAAGTTCCTCAGCCTTATCCGTACCCAACATATCTGTATTAGAAACAGCCTTATTCAAATCCGAAAGTCTTTGGCTCTTATATTCGGATGTATCTTTTCCGGTGTAGGAATGATACAATTCAGCTTCATCTTTGTACGCTTTTATCTTTTCGTCAAGATTACTTGCAATACTATCAAGTGTAGCTTTGTTTTGAGCTTTTTGAATGGATGCTGCTGCCATCAAGCCAGCTTTGTAAGTTCCGACCATAACAGCTGCACTTCCTATCGTTTTAACCAGAGTCTCCCAATTGTCAACCAAAGACGAAATCAAATCTAAGCCTGTGCCAAATATTCCTTGTGACTTCTTGCCGAGTTCGTTAAACATCTGGTCAACGCTATCACCAATGTTAGACCATTTGCCTTGCAAGGTTGTGGATTGTTTTTCCATCAGTCCGCCAAACTTGCCGCCCTCTTCGGTCATGTTGATGATAGCTTTCTTCACCAAATCAGCTCCAACCTTTCCATCGGTAACAGCTTGCTGAACCTCTTGGGTAGTCTTCCCCATGATTTTACCAAGCTCCTCAGCCATCGGGATGCCTCTGCCCATAAACTGACGCAAGTCCACCGTGTACATGCGGCCTTGGCTCATTGTTGTACCATACAAATATACCAAATCGTTCAACGGAACGTTCAGACCTGCCGAAATATCTCCAAGATGAACAAGAATATCATTAACCTCATTTGCAGCCGTACCATAAGCCAACAACTGCTTCGCTCCATTCGTTATCGAACTCATGTCGAAAGGAGTCTTCGCAGCCGTTTGGACAAGTTGGTTCATCAATGCTCCAGCTTTCTGCTCACTACCAAGCATTGTCGTGAATGAAATTTCAAGTTGTTGGAACTGAGAACGGACATTGAAAATATGTTCTGCCAATTGTTCAAAGCCCAATCCACCGACAAGACTCATTGCTAATTGCCTAGCATCACCACCAAGACGATTGAATAAAGATGTCGCACCCTCACCGACAGTAGGAACTTTCTTCATTTCCTCAATCATTCCAGCAAAGGCATCAGTCATCACCTTTACGTTATCAGTTGTTGCATTCGAAGAACCTGAATAACGAACATACTCTGCCTGCATGTTTTGCAATTCTGTTCTTGCTTGCTTTCCTAATCCGGTAAGATTCTCGTAACGCCTTTTCTCGTCATTGAGTATGGTGGAATTTTCGTTAATATCACGATTTAGGATTGTTGAAGTGCCTACATCTAAGCCTCCTTTACGAAGTTTAGACTGCATCTTTGCAATCTCGGAAGAAAGCCTTTCAATCTTTCGCCTAGATGCGTCTGCTTGCAGCTCGAAAGAATAAACCTCTCTTGTAAGATTCTGCATTTTCTTGGCATAATCACTACTCATCACCAAAGCATAGCGAGACATTGCGGAACTAAGTTCTGTCACCTTTTGCTTTTGCTCTGCATATTTATCCGTAAGGTCTTGAACAACCGCCTTATCTGTCGCCTTTGTTGTTTTCTGTAACTCACCACGCAATCTTTCAAGCTCTTGCTTGGCTTGCTTGATTTGGTCGAAATTCGCTTTGATATTAAATTCTAACTGTGCCATCCTTATATGATTTTATTGGCAAAATTAGCTAATAATCAAAGGAATAACGAAAGAATAAAGGCGTGCTATTTCACTAAAGATTTAAGTGCAAAGAATAAGGTCTAGATACAAAAAAGCCTTCCACATTCACATGCAGAAGGCTCGGTTGTTTACTTATTTTTCTTCTATATAAAAACTATCTAATCATCGTAATCAACATTTTGTAATCTCCAGGAAATATCCATAAGCATCCCCTCTCTTTTACTATACTCCTTATAACCTTCCTTGGTCTTTAAATTTCTATCTACTAGAAAAAGCTCTCCATGAACTGCCATATTCAGACTTCCTAAATCTTTTTTTATAACATTCCCTTTTGATGCCAATATTCGGTCTGTACTATATAATTTTTGAAAACAATTTCCTTTCTGCATAGAAAATTCCATATAAGAACCATTTGGGTCTTTTGCCATAGTAATTGCATTACTCAACTCCTCATACTGCTTTTCGCAAAGTTTTACTACATCAGAATTTTCTTCTTTCGCATTGTTTTTTATAGTTTCTAAATATTTACCTAAAGCTATATAGGCACTATCAATAGTGTTGAAAGCACCAAATCTTGTATAAAATGTATATCTCATTGAAAGTGCATCATTAAAAGATTCACAATCAACCACTTTGTTTGTCTTGTCCAATGCTTTTTGATTATGTATCGCTCCACTCCAATTAGCTAAATAATCAGTAAGGATAAAGTCAATTCCATAGGTCATGTCTCTTTCACCTTCATAAAAACCCTGCAATGCCTTTTTGTAATCAGCTAGCTTCTCTGCCTTCACTTGGTTGGAATGGTACACATAACCACCAATGCCGCCACCTATCACAACGATTGCTGCGATGATGGCAATTATTAATTTCTTCTTCATAATCACATTTATTTAAATTGTCAATATACTAACTTTACAACACTAAACCTGTTAATTCGTTTATTTACCAATTGGATGTATTCCTATGATGCGTTCGACATCTTTATCGAAGAAGACTTCATACCTTGTACATTTTCTATTTTTGTCTATATACGCTCCATTAATCTTATCAGGAGAGATAACAACATAATAACCACATAATTCTGTGTGATTATTAATCATGCCAATCTCATCAGCTTTTTCCAACAGATTTTTTGCATTTTGCTCTTGTCTTTGTATCTCATTATAAACATAATTGATATTACTACTAGACAAATGCATATTCCTAGACAGCGAGTCGTTGCGCCACAAACTATTATAAGCGACCATAACCATTTCGGCAGAAGCAGGATTGCATTGGAATTCCTCTAACTTCTCTACATTGGCGCACTCAAACCCTCTTGTCTTAATAAGGGCATCTGCTTTGTTTTCCTTTGATGTACAACTAGTCAACAAGAGCACAACAAAAGAAATAAAATATAAGACCTTCTTCATAATCCCATACTTTTAATTATTGAACTTTATGGGGAACACCCCACGTTACTTAACACTTTCCAGCTTGTCCAGCACGTCCCTAGCCTCAGCGATGGACGATGCGGAATACAACTCACCACCTTGTTTTATTAGGGCGATAAAATCCGATTTATCGTCATAAGTAGGTTTGCTGCATCTTTCAACAATATCCTCTTCTGATATGAAGAGTTGCCAAATCGGTACGTTGAGGGCATTGGCGATTTTTTCCATCGTTGTGTATGATGGTCTTTCTATTTGCCCTAATAACGTACTACGAGTAACACCTATCAATTTAGCAAATTCTTCTTGATTATAGCCTTTGCTTTTTATAAGTTCTCTTATTCTCATAATCTATATAATAATGTATTATACTTATTTCGATTGCAAAGTTATGCAAATTTTCTATATGTACGGCATTTTCCGTACTAAAATACGTTAAAATACGGAAAAAACCACACAAAATATTTGCTAGTGTACGGAAAAAGCCGTATCTTTGCATCGTGATTAAGAAACAAAGGTCACAAGAACATTATTAATTTAGTTGAGGTTGCACCTCCGAGTCGGCACTCGTAAAACGGTATAGTGATTATGGCTATTACATTAAGAAATACATTGAGTGAGGTAATGAAGCTTGCTTGGCAGTTCATCAAGAAGAATGGCTACACAATGAGCGAGGCTTTAAAGATTGCTTGGATGAACATCAAGCTGAAGGGTCAGATGAAGAAGCGCATCGTGAAGTTCTACTTTCAGAAGGTTGATGGCAGCTTGCGTGAGGCATTCGGCACATTGAGCGAGAAGGTTATCCCAGCTACACAGGGTGCAGGTCGCAAGATGAATGACACTTGCCAAGTGTACTTCGATACCGAGAAAGAAGAATGGCGTTGCTTCAAGAAGGCAAACCTTATGAGAGTTGCATAACAGATTTCTAACGATTTAAAAAGAAACTAGATATGAGCGCAAAGATTATCGTGATGCAAGGCAACATGGTTGCAACCATCGAAGAGACGAACAAGGACGCATTTATCAAGCGTGGTGAGTATAAAGAGACCGATCTGGACAGACATAAGCGTGAGGTCGATTTCTTGATTACAAGCATCGCAAACCGCTACGAAGTGACATTCAATCACAAGGTAGAGCTGAAAGAAAGCCGAAGCATCAAGAAAAGCGAGTATTTCGATAACATCTACTACGTTACCGAGAACGCATTGAACAAGCTGAAAAAGCAATACTCATACGAGTGTGACTTGTAATAGATTTCGTGAGGCACACGCTAAACTGCACCGGACTTTGAACATTAAATATTTAAGAGATATGGATAAGAATTTGATGAACGATATGGATAAGAATTTGATGGATAATCTTTATGTGAGATACGATGATAAGTTTGGCGTGTTGAGCGACGACAAAGACAACACTATTTCACATATATTAGGTACTGATTTAACCTTGGTGCTTAACAAAGAAAATATGGAGGTGTACCTGCTAGTCCCATTGACCCGAAACCACAAATTTGAGTATAAGGGTAATTACATTATCGTGGATGGCAAGAGGTTTGATTCAGACATCTATTTCCGCAAGGATGGTTGCCAATGGATTGAGATGCAATCTAAAGAAATGCTATCAATGGTAGCATAATACATATAAGGTGAGGCACACAATAAACTGCACATTATCTTTGAAGTTTAACAATTAATTCCGTGAACAATGGGAAGAAGAAGTAATGTGCAGCATCATGCCACAATGGTTGGTCGTGCTGGCGAGGACAGAAGTCCTCCAAAGTAAAACAAACGTTAAGGTTTTAGATGAAACACTAAAACATTTGCAAGTTAAAGAGAAAAGCATTAACTTTGCAGCCGAAAGTAATAATGGTTGTGAAGTGAGAGAGCACGACTGGCAAAAGTTGGAAATAATTAATATTTAATATATTTTCATTTGCTCCAAGCGTGGAGCATCGTCATTCCGTTCATCGCCTTACATAAGTGGACGGTTGACACAAGCCCTGTCCATCCTCTCTCACAATATGGTGGACGGGGCTTTCCGTTTCTATCACAGCCAAGCATTAAATATTAATTATTAAATAATATGAAAGATTATTTAGAAAAGAATTTGAATGATGCACCCATGCTGGGAGCATTTGTAAATCAGAGTGAGGAAATCAAGGTTGAAGGCTTTGAACTCATCAAGGTAGAAGAACGTGATGGTAAGCAAGCCATCAATGCAAGAGAGCTGCACCAAAAGTTGGGTAGCAAGTATCAATTTGCGAATTGGATTCAAGAGCGTATTGAAAAGTACGGATTCGTTGAAAATCAAGACTATGAGGTTTTTAAGGAAAATCTTAAAAACTCAAAAGGTGGCAGACCAAGCAAGGAGTACGCCCTATCTTTAGACATGGCGAAGGAGTTGTGTATGATTGAGAACAATGAGAAAGGTAGGATGATTCGCAAGTACTTCATTGAGGTTGAGAAAAAGGTAAGAATGCAGAGTGTTCCATCTTTGCCCGATTTCACCAATCCGGCTATAGCAGCAAGAGCTTGGGCTGACCAGTTCGAGAAGAACCAAGTGCTGACCTTGGAGAACAAGCAACAGAGAGAGGAACTTGCCAAGGCATCGCAGGAGATTGTCGGACTGAGCGCACAGATTACAACAATGAAGCCTAAGACTACTTACTTCGATGTGATGATGAAGAACAAGAGCACAAGCGTGATTACATCAATGGCGCAGGATTACGGAATGAGTCCGCAAGCATTCAACAAATTGTTGCATGAGCATGGTATCCAGCACAAGGTTTCTGACCAATGGGTCTTGTACCGCCAATATTTGGATAAGGGATATGTGAATAGCGAGCCAGTGACCATTACGCACAATGATGGAAAACAAACCATCAAATACAACACGAAATGGACTCAAAAAGGGCGTTTCTTTCTCTATGAGTTCCTAAAGGAGAAAGGTATCTTACCTTTGATTGAACGAAATAATAATGGTGAGACACACTAGGACAACTGTAAAAGCCCCAATCTCGTTAGAGGTTGAGGCTTTCTTTATTTTTACATTTACTTCTTATCTAACCCATCGGAGAACAAACACTTTTGCGCTAATTTCCAATGACTTGTATTTTTATTACAAAAGTTTTGTTATTTTACATTTCGGCTTCATTATACTCATAATCCCAGAGGAACAACTTGCCTTTGACGTTTCTAATCGGCTCATCGAACAATTTAGCATTCTTCAAGAACCAGTGATACTGAAAATCTTCAGCAAACGCATCAGGATAAGCCTCATGGAATTGAATATCATCCAACTCTACGCTGCCGATAATTGCTGACGTTGGCAAGTCTTTGAAGTCCGGAATAACAATACCATGCTCTTGGCAATATTTCTTCATTGCGCTCTCCTGCCATCCGTCAAGTTTTTCGGGTTTGGCTTGGCTAGCATGAATAAGGAAACGACCACGGAACTTTCTATTCCAGGTTCTGTTTTCAATGGTCTTGCAGCCGATAGCGATTAACCAAGCATACGGCTGGCGAATAGATAATACTTTCATAAGCTCATTGTTTTGTTGTTTACATTCGCAAAGGTAATAAAAACCTTCGAGAAATGCAAGAAAACTCTAATTTATTTTCATATTTTCTAAAAATTATCTTGAAATAGTTTGCATATTTCAAATATTTTTCGTATCTTTGCAGTGTAATCAATGAGAGATTGCAAAGGGGATGCCGAAAACCTGAAAGAGTAGGTAAAATGAAATCCCAAAGCCGTATGAGAGTTTACATTTCAGTTCGGATTTGGAAAATCAAAGTTGCTCTTACAATTGAATTGTAAAGCTTAGATTTCCAACAGGGAGGTAGTGTTCACACCACCGCCTCCCACCTTGGGATTTCGTTGCAAAGGTACGAAATTTATTTCAAACCACCAAATTTTTAACGTATGGGCACAAACGAAGAAAAGACAACCAAGTCATGGGGAGGTGCAAGAGAAGGCTGTGGACGCAAGAAAAAATGCGCTAAACGTATGTTCTTTTCTGCCACAGAAGAAACACTTGACATCCTCAATTCCTTAGACGGAAACAAGAGTGACTTCATCAACGAATGCATCCTTAAGGCGGTAAGAGGTTAAATTCTCTTCCGCCTTTTCTTTCTGATTCTGTCCCAATCCGGTTTTAGCACATCCATTGATCCGACCATCGCCTTGTACTTGTCACCTAGTTCACCCTCATTCATAGAGGAACGGAAAGTATACATCTTGTATCGTTCATGCTCAGGAACATATAATCCTACCATCAAGGAACGGATACCATCCACCTCCTGCTCCGGTGCTATCAATACAAGCCCCTCGTTCATGCTTTCCAACTTGAAAATCTTTGAGGTGACAACCTCATAATAATCTAGTACATCCATATTCTTGTCTCCTATAATTAGTTTGTACGCTCAAGTACTTCAATATACTGGATAGAACTACAATCAATATATTTACGAGTAAACACTACTGTACTTCCGCTCCCAATCATAAGTGTTCTGTTCTTTGTATTGCAATTGAAAGAGGTTTCACCACAAACACTATTGAAGTCGAAACTTATCTTTGCCCCACCTACCAAGTTGATAGTTCCTCTAAGACCTTTGTCCTCGGCTTCGCCCAATATCACATTCACATGACCAGCATCCATATTCTTATCTAATCAATTGTTATAAACCTTCTTTACTAAATATACGAATGATGGAATCGCTATCAATGTAGTCACAACTTCCATCCGTATCAATTATTGTCACAAGATGCCCATCCTCGTCTAAGATAACATCATCTGTTATAGTAAACTTCTTTATATGCTTACTGAAGTTTACATGAGATACCTGTCCATTTGCAAGTGTAATCGTCACAAGGCAACCACACTCCTTCGCATCTTCTAAAATATTTTTAACAACATCAATCTTCATAGCTTTATTATTTTAATTCTTGTTCTACGATGTCGAAATTATCCCACGTTTCTCCTTCGCTGTCTGAGATATGGAAGAAAGAATCTGAGATATTGCATAGATAATCATCGCAATTCAAAACTCGCTTGTAATTCTCCAAAGTGTTCATCCCTTTGTGTCTTATCGCTTTTCTTGCCTTATCTATGGTAGAGAAGACTTCTGCGTCAACCTCCACTGCTTCACCCAATCCATGTTGGTATGAAGAAATTACTACATATAGTTTCATAGCTTAAACCTCCTTATTCCTTACGCTGCCTTAGATAACGTTTCTTTGTCAATCTCAATCCACTGAGCACCATCCTTACGGAAGAAGATTTCACTCTTGATATGCTCACCATCCACATCAATACTATCACCCTTGCAGACAAATGCGTGGTTCTTTGTCAAAGGTACAAGAAGGTACGTTTTGCCCTCTCTTTTGCGTTCTACAAGCGTTTTGTCAGTCCCAATGATAATTGATACCCTTTCGTCCTTATCGTCCTTTAGAACGCCTATTTTGTCTGTATGCTCGATATAGAGCACATTCAGAAAATTCTCATCCATTTTCTTATGCATTAATCATTTTGTTATACTTCTTTTTGTCAACTCCTCGTTTCACGGCTTCATAGAGCAATGTCAAATCTAATGCTTCATCCTTGACTTTCAAAGCCTTCAAGGTATCTCTTTTGACGTTGCAGTTCTCATCGACCTCGCACAATGGTACGTAGCCTTTGTGCTCGAAATTTCTTCGACCAATCGCCCAAATCTCATAGCCATCCGGAAACTCATTTGTTTTCTCGAAGACATAACCACCATCATTGATAAACTTTTCCATAACCAATTGTATTAAGTTCTTTACCTTATCTTTTCTTACTCCTCCCATCGGAAAGCGTTAGGGTCTTTTACGACCTTTTTACTGGCTTCGTCCCACATATAACCATCCGTAAACCATTTAGGGGCTTTACCATTGATTACTCGTTTTGCATCGGCTATGCTAGCATAGTCCGGTTCAGCAATATTATCAATGCGAACGGATACCTGACCAAATACGTCCTCCACCTTGGTAATATGATGCCCTTTGTAGAACACTTCTTTCAAACACTTAGCGATTGTCTCCATATCTCAAATACTTTAAAAGTCCTTAACTAAAGTGGTGATTAAAGGCTCACCCCTATTAAAGCCTCGCCAAACACCTTAGAACGTGTATATATCTTTATGCAACTCGCAAGAAGTTGTAAGCCTTGAATTGTCTCCATGCGCCCTTTTCTTCATCCCAATAGCGGATGCAATCTCTTGATGCTGCATGACCAGTACCATTTGGAGTATAGTCAATGTGACTCTGAAGGAGAGTACCAAAGGCTTGTCTTACCTCACCATTCATCTTCATAAAGAAGAACTCTACTACCTTGGTCTTCATCGCTGCCTCAAGCTTTACGACCTGCCAAGCCTGTTTCAAGCACTCAACCCAAGACATTGAACTTGATTTCAACTGATAGGCTCTATGTGCCAACTGCATTACCTTTCTCATCTTGTTCTTAATTGAAGTAGTCATATCCTCAAACCGTTTTACGAGTGCCACTCGGCTGCATAGCAGCAATTAATAGTTAAACTTTAAAGCCTTTATCTCTTAAAGACATTGCAAAGATACGAAATAAAATCATACAAACCAAATTATTATCAAGAAAATAAATGACTTTAATCATCTTTTAACATAACTAGGTATGTATGACCTTTTTCTTAACAGAACTTCACATTGTATGATTTAATTCAATCAATACAAGAGAAAAATTTGGTAGTTTCAAAAAACTTTCTTATCTTTGCAGTCGAAATTCAATCATACATTATTATATTATAAATATGGACGTTAAATCAATAATTAAAGAAAAGGGCTTTACTATCGAACAGGTAGCTAAAGAAATGGGTATATCAAGAGTTACTTTTACCCAAAACCTCAGCCGTAACCCTACGATGAGGACATTACAGCGTATTGCCGATGTATTAGGGTGCAAAGTCGGTGACTTCTTCAAAGACGAAATAGTGCCATCCGTTCCGCAATCTCCGGCTATCATCTGCCCCCATTGCGGCAAGCCTATCGAGTTGGAGATTAAGGCAAAGGAGGGGAAATGATATTCCTCTCCTTTTACTCTTCTATTCTTTCTCCTTCAAAAAGCCTATACCTGCATGAACATTACCCAACTTATACCAAGACTGGGTTAAAGTCATAACATAACTACTGAAGGATTCTTCCCCAATATCAAGTGTGAAGTCTTCATCTACATCAGGCTCTCCATGTCTTACGTACCCCTTATTCGGGGTGTATAGCAATCTATGATATGAGCCGCTCTCACAAATATAAAGTCCGCTATTACGCCAATCTGAACTCCAAAATTCCGGTTTATTCACGTAACAAAGCATTACATCACCATCGTAAATAGGAATACTATGACTTCGTTCATCCTTTTCTCCAACAAACTTTTCGCTGTCAACATTGTCAGACTGACGGATAACAGATACGATGGAGTAACCATTTCCTATAAAGTCCGCTATATCAACATATGTTCTTTGCTCTCTAAGGTCAAATTCTTGTTGGCTTCTTACGCCATCTTTCTCAAAGATTACAAGTATTCTTGTGTACTTATCACCAAAATTGACCATACTTAGAATCAAGCCGTTGTTCATGTAAGACGCATAAGCTTCTTTGGCTAGTGTTAATACACGCTCTAGATATTCCAATGGCTTGTATCTAACTAACCAAGACTGACCTTTCTGCATCTTTTGCAAGTACGAATACATGTTCATCGCCTCGCATTCATCTATTCCATGCTTCTTGCAGACCAACTTGAACTTATCCGGATAAACACTAGTTACAAGTCTATCCAATTCATCCATAGCTTGCATGGCTTTCAAATAATCATTTGCTTCCATTTTACTAATCTTTAAGTTTCTCAATTATATAACCACGACCTGTATAGGTACAAGACAAGCCGATATACACTAGGTGATGCAAAAGCCACCATTCCTCAATGAACGGCAATCTATTACACTTCACAAACTCATCTTCATCCTCAAAATCGGATGCCTTTTCCAATATTTCTTCCTTTGTCATTGCTTATATTGTTTATTATAAAATCTATCAAACACACCATCCACAACGACCAACACACAACTCACATTCTAGTTCGTTGCAGATGTCATAATATTCTTTATCCGTTATATTATATCGGTCTAGTACTTCCTTTGTTGGAGGTTTTGGCTCAAAGCGCATATCGGCACAATTATAAGGCTCTGCGTCTTCATAATGATGGTCATATGTATCACCAAAATCATTTTGTTCAGCACTTTTTCCATTGATAGTGAATACCTCTGTACGGCAAGGTAACGCATGATGCGTTTTTATCTTTAATTCCATATCTTAATATATTTAAACTACTATTCAAAACTAAAAATTATACAATGCTCTCTTAAGTTTAATCCTAAGTTCTTCCTTTATTTGCGACACTTTATCATAAGAATCGTAATATCGCCCGTAATTATTGTAATTAGACCTGTTTACGCAATGCAGCCCGATAATAAGCAAATCCAGCTCATCATCAGTCAAGGAAACTTTTTTCATAAGCTTACTTCTTTTGATTAAAATACTTTTCCAACTCTCGAAGAATGAACAGCCCTCCTATCTTGAAAGACTGCTCTATCACCCCTCGATGTTCCTTAAATACGTTTTGACTTCTTGCAAACCGAAACGCTTCATTCTCTAGTATAAGCACAAACTTATTAAATTCTGCATCGGTCATTTGCATTCACCTCCTTTGATAATTAAGTCAAACAATTCATCTGCGTATATCCAACCATCCAAACCGTAAGCTTTAACTTCTAATTCCCACATTTCTTGATATGTGCCGCAATCTGTCTTGTACATCATATCGTATAGGTTGTAAAGATTTCTATAACCGCAGTCTCTTGAGTATGCAAGAATCCTTCCTCTTCCAATTTGAGGAACTTCGTTAGCATTATGAATCAAATCTTTGAATATCTCTTTCTCCGCCCAATCAATGCCATCCAAGAAATGCTTATCGGCATTTTTATCTCTTTGAACCAAAGAGCCGTTTTTGCTAACCTTTCTGATTACACGATAGCTTTTGCTTGCGTAATCTCTGGCGGCTTGGATTTTCTTCTTTATGTCTATCATAACTATTACTATATTAAAAAGGTAAATATGGACGTTCAAGAAAACTAAGTAAAACAGCATGTTCTTTATATGCGAAAGAATCAGTTCTTCCCATTCTCTCAAAGCGTTGCATTTGCCTTTTACAATGCTCTATAAGTTCTTTCTTAAAAGATTCGTCCATATCTAGCCCTCCACGTCTTTAGTTGTACCTACCAATGATTCATTGCCGATGTAAGGAATACAGAATTTCCAAGTACAACATGTAGTTACATATCTTCCATCATCTTCTTTAATATGACTAAAGAAACTTGCTCTCCACATATCATTATAACTATCTCTAACTAATACTTTCTCAAAAGGTTTGAATTGGAGTTCTTTTTTAATATCCACAATCTGTTTCTTCTCAGCATCCCAAGCCTTGCCTTTCTTTGCAAGAGCTTCAAAGAGCTGCTGCTTCTCTTCTTCTGTAGATGAACGAGCTGTACAAAAGTCTTTTTGGCAATAACTATCCTCATTAACAATAGCTATGTTACCGTCAAGAAAAACATGACCATAATACTTTTCGTCATCTTCTGCTTTGAAAAGATAGATAAGCTTATCTCCAATATGAGGCATAATGGTGACAATATCCCCATCCTTGAACTCAGGCTTTTTAATCTCCAAAGTTTCAAGGTTTAACTTACCGCCACATCTATTCTCAATCTCTCTTATATAACCATAGGCAGTATTGTTATCTAACTTGTCAAACTTAGCTGTTTCTGCATTTAATACATCTTCGTAACCATCCCTGCTATTAGAATAGCATCCGTTGAACTTTGTATAATCATCAGATGCCCATTCTTTGAAAATGCACTGAAATCCACAACTATTGATAAGCACATCGCCTTTCTTCCAAGCGAACTTAGACCAATCACGCATTTCTCTTGATGGGAACAATAACACGCATCCATTTGGAAATGAATGAGTAGAACCATAGGCCGATAAACACCAAAAGCGTTCTCTGTTATCTATATCAATGTAAATACTATCTTCAGAAGCCTCGTTTAGAAAACATTCTCCATCAGATAGAATAGTATACAACTTTGTTCCTTTCGGCTTGTCCTTTAGGATAGCCGCTTTATTAATCTTTTCTTCCATGTCTGTCTTTTTTATATTCATTTATTCTTCACTTAAATATTTCTTAACAAACGCTCGTTCGGTGAGCCATTTTCCAGACCCCATTCTAAAGTAACGCTTTGATTTACCTTTCACAAACCCATATTCGTCACGAGGTGTATTAACACTCATGTGTATCTTCGGAACATGATTCACCGATACGTATGCGGTTATGTATTCATCCGAGAAAGCCAAATGCTGAACTTCACGAAACTTTACACTATTAAAGAACATTTCTTTTTTCATAAGCCTTAGTCCTTATAGATTGCATCAAGAATGCTTCTGAAATTCGGATTATCAATAACGGCTTGGGCATCTTCTTTGTTCTTGAAGTAAATTGCTCCTTCGTTATAATTACCAATAGAAGTAATACCATATTCGCTGGTTCGCATGATATTATGCTTATATTCATGAGAATTCCAGTCCGGTTTCCAATCTCCATTATAGTACTTAGCTATAGTCATTAACCTAGCTAATGCGATTATCTTTCCAGCAATCACTTCAGGAACTTTCATATCGGCAGGACAAACACCTTTATCTGCTAAAGCAGATAAAACATCCGCATAGCAGATTTCCTTCTTCTTGAATGCTATAATGCCCGCTTTCAAGTCACATTTTTCAACGTCCACTTCCATTCCTTTAGGGATGTCAAGGACTATTTTGTTATCTTTCATTTCCATTTTTCTTATGTTTCATTTCCAAAATATAATTTTTATTCACAACCAACTCGAAGAACTTATATTTAGCATGCATGTAGTTGCGACCTAAATCAACTCCACCAACAAAATCTTCTCTATACCAAAAGATTGCCGTATATCTTACAATATCATACTCTTCCGGATGATTCACACGACCTTTCCACACATCTGTGCGAACCAAATCGCAATGCCCATCAGGCAATTTAGCACGTATCATCCTCGTATTCTCCGCATCAATATAAACGTTTTTGTATTCTAGGTCTATACCTAGAATTTTACGATTAAGCTTTGCTACATCCATATCTCATTAATCTTAAAACACTACGTTGAAGTTCCCTCGGTTTTAACGGATTTTTCTTCAACATTTTATTCGCTTCGTTTCGTATCTTGCGGCTTTTCCACTTCTTTGTAAGACGCATAGCCTTTAACAAACGATGGTCTCCGGCTAGCTTTCCTGCATCCATCTTGCCACAATAATAGCCTTGCCTATAAGCCCAATATCGGGTTTTATAGACTTGCTTCATTATCTTCTTAGCTTGTCTTATTTTCATGTCAACCTCACTTTCTATGGAAAAACGTTCCATGACACCAATCGCTGCTTTCAACATACTTATGTAGTTTAGTACATCTTCCTGCAAACATACCATTGAAATGTTTACAACGACCGCATTCCTTTGAAGTTCTCAAAATTGAACGAAACAAACTAACGTTGGCACTCGGCATAATTACCTTATTCCATCTGATAGTTGCTTTCTGATAGAGATTCTTTAATCTAGGAATGAATCTACTCTCTTTCTTGAATGTATATTTTGAATCGAAGTAACGTGTGTCCGTTCCTTTCGCCATCATATTCAAGATTTTCTTAGCTTGTCTTATCTTCATATACTACTTGTTTTTATAAATTTCACATGTCCCCTCATAAATAGTGCTATTACTATAAATGTCATTATATTGCGAAATGGAAACCAATTCGTTTGCCTTCATTCCCTTAAGAATTTCATCGTACACACTTTCTATTGCTCTTCTCTTCAATTGCTCCATGCCAGATTTGTCACGGCAATAGTATTGCATTTCAAAATTCGACATTGTAACTCTTGAACGAAGCTTAACGACTTGTGGCTTTATGTATCTAACCTCTATCTTTGGCTTGATGCCTAGTTTGTCAGCTAGCCATTGTTTCCATTTCGGTTTTACATCTTCTCCATCTAAGCAAGCAAGTAATATATAAATAAGACTAACACTTATATATAAAATTACAATTTCCATATGCTACTTATTTTTATCTCCAAATAATACGTGTCTTCGATAAGGGAAGAAATAGCAACATTCTCCTGGACACCACCAACTAGGAGCGTTTTTCATGCATCTACGACATAATGCTATATTCTTCTCAGCTTTTTTGTTGTCACGTTCAAACTTTCTTCGTTCTCTTCTTGAAAGAGGAGGAAGATAAGGATAAGGCTCTTTCTTAAAAACCTTTGTGGCTAAAGCATTCAGTCTTTGAACTAATATTTCTAATACCTTTTCTATCATATGCTACTTCTCATTATCGAATTTGTTGTCAAGAACATACAAGTCGCAATTATCTACAGCAATATACAAAGGCATTATACCATCACTAAAACATTTGCCACACAAGCAGAATCCATAATCTTTGTATTCAACATTACAAATTGTCTCTTCCCAATCGTCTGTTTTCACAATGTCATTTTCGTAAACTTCAACTCCATTCTTATCTTTCAGTCCAGTATATTGACAGACGGTAGAGGGGTCGACTTCTTCTTTGTTGCAGATAGAATCATCATACCACTCGATGAATGTTCCGAAAGGTGACTTTACCAAATAACCTTTCACCCATTCGTCATCACTCAGTTTCTTTGCCTTGAATAAAATTGTTCTCATTTATTTTTAACTTTATAAGCAACACTATTAGTATGTTCTATATGTTCGTTATTACAACAATATGGATAGAAATATTTATCTGCTCCATACATAAGTGACTCTATAATATCATCGTCACTATCTTTACACTTAGAATCAATAGTAACTCTAATATTTACTTCAAATATTCTTGCCATAACTATTCTTTTTTAAGTTCTAACTCTTGCTTGATAAGTTTTAGAAAACTTCTAGCGTGAACTACAAGAACTTTCTTATTTCCTGCGTTCATCATTCTAGTATAGTTTTCAATCATATCATCAATAATTGTTAGTGCCGATACTTTACTCATATTTTTTCATATTTAAATCTTTAAGTCTATCTTTATAGAACTTTGGAACTCTACTAACCTGCCACCAAGAACAGCATTCGTCACTCCAAGGTTCAATCCACACTGGTTCTTTTGTGTCTTTATCTTGGCAGTATACAATTCCACGTACTTCATCATTAAGCAAGAAAGCCTCTACATCAAAATCCAAATCGTCTAATGTTGCATAAGTCTTGCAATACTCATTACGTTCCATAGTGCCTTCCCTTACGAACAACTCAAAATCGTTGAATAAATCTATTTTAAGTATCTCTAGGTTGTTGCTTTTAACAACTTCTAAAAGAGACTCCTTAACGTTCATCTTGCTCATTGCTTATCCTCCTTGATTACTGGTTCTTCGATAATGTATTTACCTTCAATTTCAAATGGTAAAACGTTAGTAACATTTGCTCTATAAACTTTACCATCTAAAGCCTTAAATAAAGGATGAATAACAGTAGGTAAATGAGGAACACATTTATTGCAATGATGCACAACCTCAAAATGTCCATTTGAGCCATCACGCAATTTGCTTCCACAACACTCACAACTACCTATTCTGTATTTAAAATATGTACGTGATAAAGCAGCCTCTTTGCCACAAATATCACACTTTCCAAATTCCATGTCTGCCATATTCTTTTCTTTTTACCCTCTCCCTGCTGCCAAGGAGAGGGTGGTTAGTTACTCTGCTACTTCCTCGTAAGTCTTAGCGAAAATATTAGGCTTACAAGGATAGAACTCTCCGTTTACACCTTTGATGATATAGTCACTAAGAGAAGCATACATATCTCCTTCAAGTGTTGGGATAATAAGAACCGATTCATGATTCTTCACTTTACCTTTAGTAAACTTATCAATTTCAGATAAGTTTTCACCATTCCACTGAATAGCTTCAATGGTAACTGGTTTCTTTCTATACTTTTTAATCATATTACTTATATTTATATCCTATAAGGACGGTTAGTTACATTGGTATCTTCGTTGTATATTTATCAGATGATGTGTAGGAATATATAATCACCATCTGTAGAAGTACTCTTAATATCACAAGAAATATCTGCTTTGTCAAATACAAGCACTTCACAATCTCCACCTATAATGTCAATGTAAGATTGCAAATGCCCTATCAACTCACTTGCTTTCATATTACTATCTGTTAATATCTTTTCTTTAATCTTACGCAATAATCAATAGCTTTGATTGCTAGCCAAATAGCATGCTTCTGCTTATCGTCAATAAGATTATTTCTAATCTCAAATAATGTTCTCTTTGTTTCTGTAGAATTCATATTATTTCTATTTATGCCTGATGGCGTTAAACATTTAACAATACTCTTTTGAGCTTTATTCGCAAACTCTCTTTTAATTCTTTAGCTTCATTCCAAGGTGTATATGTAGTAGTATAAAAATTATAACTACGTTCATCTACACAATGTAAGCCTGTTATGAGTAATTCTAACTCTTCGTTTGATAATACAACATTTTTATCCATACTGCTATTATTTATGCCCGAAGGCGATTAGGAATTAACTATATAAAGTTGCTCATAAACAGTAGATTTCACAACAATAGGTTCAGAACCTAAGTCGTTATCATCTATCTTGATGGCAATTTCCATATCTCCCTCTTCATCATAAACAGTTTGAAGCTGTTGAATAAATTCACTTATTTTCATACTAATATCTTTTATATGCCCGAAGGCGGTTAAACAAACAGATACTCATCACAAGGCTCTCCAACATATTCTCTAGCTTCGTCTATAGTATTGAACTTCTTTCGTGCCACATAGATGAATGGAATACAACCGAATAGCATATTGTCTTGAACTATGTATCGCTCTGGATGCAACTTTATAATAATTCTCTTTGCCATACCTACACCTCCATTTCTGAGTTAAGTCCTAGACCGAAGAGAAGGTGCTGTAAATCTGAGACATTATTGATGTTACTACGCAATAGACGTCTTCCTATGTAAGCTTCCCAAACATAACCAGTTTGGCTTTTCAAGCCTACTCCTGCACCTTCTTCATTTGAAGACCAGTAGAATCCATGACTAAGTTTCCATCCATTCTTCTCTAGAATCTCTGGAGTAAGGGTAATAGGTTTGATTTCCTTACTTGTTGCTGCAAAATTTCCGTGCATAAATTTTACGGTGTAAGATGCTTCATGAACTTCACAGATCTCAGCAATTGGTTCTTTAATTAAAGATGCATAAATTACCAAATCTCCTGGAATGTATTCTAACTTATCCATACGCTTAGTCTTTACCATTAATGAAATCCTCATACTCTCCTATTGTGATTTCTTCGAAGTCTGGATTTTGCTTTTCAGCTCGGATGCTATCATCGAAGAACGCAAAGATACGGTCTTTGTGACAGAGAAGTTGGGTGATGGAGAAACTGCGGAAATCAGGCTCGCATAAATCCAATTCTCTCATCAAATTCCAGAAGTTGGTTACTGGCTTGAAGGATTTAAGAACGGCTGATATTGCCTTGCCTTGCTTATATCGCTTATTAGGCGCAATAGCTACATAGTAACCATCCTCCAATTTTACACCGTCTATCTTCTTCCACACCTTCTTATCTAGCGTATCGTAAAGCTCAGAAAGAAACCATATAGCGGTAATCTCGTACTCTCTTGTGAGAGTTCTGTTAGGCTGATAGCCTTGATACTTCTCGAACTTGAAGCCAACGGCTTCTTCTACTCTTTTCATGTAGGCTTGACGCTCTTTTTCTTCTGCATCGAGAATACTCTTAATGTATTCATAAGCCTTACTTCCCTGTTTTGCTTCATACAACATACGCTTTACTTTTTATAGTTACTGTTCTCCTTATACCCACCACTTACAAGCCATTGACCAAATTGTTCAAGGCTTTCTATGTTATTTATAAGACTCCATTTGTCACCTATATCATCAGTTGTATAAGCTATAAAAGTCTTATGTGTGAGTACATTCCAACAGATTTCCAATCTGTGTAAAATGGTTTTTCTAAAATTATATCTTGCTGCCATACGCTTTACTTTTTTAAAGATGTATATATTCGTTCACTTCACACAAAACCCGTGTTAGCAGGTTCTTTAGTATCTTCAATTCATCATTCGAATATGTAGCTATTGGATAACCATCAAGGATAATATCACCACAACTACGACTTATCTTTAACGAGTGTTTATTTTCTTTCATTTTTCTTTTTTGCTCCTTTACCTCTTTAAAAATTATATCCTTTCCGTCTGAACAGTTTTTACCACAACATTGACCTAGAAACCATCTAGCTTCATAGCAACCTAATTGTTCTTCAAAACAGCAACCTTTACATTGGTCACTATCCCCAAAGGACTCTACGGCTTCAATCGTAACTCTTTCTCCAACTTTAAGTTCTTTCATAATCAAAACGCTATTCTAAAATCCTTGCCTTTCAAAGTAGGTCTCTTTTTGAGGACGAACTTCTCTAATTCTTCAAAGTCTATGGGGAAGAGCGGGCAGTACTTGTACTTTAATGTACAGATGAATCTTCCGTTGAGCATAACATCAAATACAAATGTTTTCATTGATTGCCTCCTTCATGCTTTGGCAGTATATCAGATAAATAAGCCCATTTGATGATTTGGCATCTGCTAATCGAATGTCTCCAAGATTCCTCATTCCAAAGAATGGATTCTTTAAACTGTAGATAAGCATCGTTATCAAAACCAAGGGTAATAATATCGCTCTTGCTCTTATCTGGCTCTTCTGTATTTAGATGCCATAAATTCTTCAAAAACTCATTGATAGCCCACTTAGCACCATCTTTAAACAACTCAGCGCCAAATTCTTGGCAGAAGTGATGCTGACCGTCAACCTCTGTGTCTTCATTATAAGACATCATAGGCAAATCTTGCTCATACAAGTCTGCTGCTCCTCTTGCAGCTTCTTCTATTTTCTTATCGTCAAAAACCATTTTATTAAGCTTCATAACCATTATTACGTAGTTCTTCAATTAAGATCTTAACATCTTCTATAGATTCTCTTGCGAGAGTTCGTAGATGAGTTCTGCGTACAGCTTCAGGACAAGCGCATCTATTATCATGTTCATAATCTTCCCCTCGTTGTTTTACTTTATCTCTAAACAACTCGGCAGATTTCTCATACAAAAAATCTAATTCTATTTCAGATAATTTCATAATCAAACCTCCTCTTTAAATTCGGACTAACACTACAAGCCTTTATTTCGATTATCGAAAACATGCTCACCAAAAATCTTCTTAAGTACTTTCATATACCTAATCTTTTATATCTTTAATATAGCACCACTTTGTGATGTTGTTTCTCTTTACATAATCTTTCCAATAAACAAAAGAGTAAAGATAATCAGCTTCGTACTTAAGACCTCCATCGTCTCCATCATACCATTCTGTAAGAATCCATTCTTCGTAGTTTGGAGCTTCTTTTGCAGAGTACCATTTAGTCATTGTTCACCTCCTTCCTTTGGGAATAAATCACCAATATAAAACCATTTTTGAGTTTCACCATCAATAGGATTATGAAAAGTGGATTTTCTCATATGAGAAGGGAACTCTATTCTACCATCAGAATAATGATTCTCCATAATGATAACTCTTCCTATTTCAGGAACTTCACTAGCAGGATGCCACAAGCTCTTCAAGAACTCTTCCTTAGTTAATCTCTTTTCCATTTTTCAATCTCCTTCACATAAAGTTTCGTTAACCTCGTCAGTGTATGTATGAGTAACCGGATTGTACTCGGAATGGGTCGCATCTACCCTACCTTTCCGGTTAGTGAAATAGATAGCATTTCCTTGGTCATAAAACCTGTACACTGTTATACTATCTACAACAAACAATTTCTCGACCTTGAATTTGTCAACAGAATCCGAGATTTGGACTCTTGTACCCTTACCTTTACAACCTACCAAAATGGCGGCAACGGCTATTATCATAATTACCTTTTTCATATCAACTTCTTTTCTTCTTGAAGAATACGTCATTCATCGTACCCTAATATACTAAAGAACTCATCCATTTTTGGATTTAGATTGTTTGCCATTAACATATATGCCGGAACGGAACGACCGATGTTGCACTCTAACTTCAATGCATGTATCATTACTGAAGCTTGATGGCTTGAAATCTTAACCCTATCCAATCTGGAAAGTATTTCGCTCTGCGAATCTGCATTACGAAACACTTTCTTAATAAGACTTTCTATATACTTACGCTGCTTGTCCGTCATTGCTCTTATTGTGCTCAAGAGACTCAACCAAAGCCTTCAGACCATTGAAAGTAGCATCCACCAACTCCTTGCTATCGGAAGCATCAAAATACCAATTTCCAATAATCTTGCTATTATTTTCGGCAAACATCGTAATACTCGTATGAGTATTTGAAGACGACATTTGGATAGACTCCTTTGTTCTACCCATGAGGTTGGCAATCTTTACCAATACCTCTACATAAGCATTATTCTTTTCCAC